CATTGGCTTCATTGGCTTCATTGGCTTCATTGGCTTCATTGGCTTCATTGGCTTCTTTATTTTGTAGATATTCTAATAAAAAATTACTATTATTACATAATTCTTTTTGTTTTAAAATTTCTTTTTTATAAGCAAGTAATTTTTGTTTGTTATAAGATATGGTATCATTGATTTTAGTTGTTGGTTCTATTTTTTTTCTTATATCTGGTGTTTGTAAATGGTTAAATCCTATATTTCTAAATGTTATAGGTATAATAGTGTTTGAAATATCAATTAAGTTGTTTAATTTATAATTTAAAATATATTGATAAGCTTCATTAATTTCTTTACATAATTTATCATCATTCCCTCTATCAGGGTGTGTTTTTCTCATTAATTTTTTATATTTTTTTTCTATTTTTTTTAAAGATGTTGTTGATGTACATTCTAACAAATTAAAATACTTTTCCATTTTGTATATTAAATTTAAAAAAATAAAAAAATATAACTGTAAAAATTTAGGTGTATTTTATAATATAATTTTACTTAAATGAATTGTTTGTAATAATTCTTGGAACAGCATTCATAGTTGTTAATTCTTGAAATAATAATTTACAAGCATATGGTATTTTAACTCTACTAAACGATACAAAATTATCACATGTTTTACAATTATAAATATTTTTTTTATCATTATAAATAGCAATTAATCCACAATAATCACAGACATATACTTCAAATTTATCACTACATTGATAAGTTCTATCATAAACCATACCTGCGGCGCCATGTGATATCATACAATCACGTTCCATTTCTCCAAAACGCAAACCACCATCTCTACTTCTTCCTTCCTGTGGTTGTCTAGTTAAAACAACCATAGGTCCAATATTTCTTGAATGTACTTTATCTCTAACCATATGTTTTAATCTTTGATAAAATACTGGTCCTATAAATATACTTGTTTCTAATTGTTCGCCTGTCATGCCATTATATAATATTTCTTCACCATGTTTTTCATAATTTAATTTTTGAAGATTTTCACAAATGTCTTTTATTGGATATTCCCCGAAACTAGTACCATCGCCAAATAAACCTAACTCCAATAAAACCTTACCCAATAAAGTTTCTTTGAGTTGTGCCATAGTCATTCTACTCGGAATACAATGTGGGTTAATAATAATATCAGGTTTTAACCCTTGTGCTGTAAATGGGACATCTTTTTCTTTTAATATTAAACCTATTGTGCCTTTCTGACCGTGACGACTCGAAAATTTATCGCCTATATCAGGAATCCTATATGTTCTCGTGCGAATTTTTGCAAATGTATAACCATCGCCGTTTCGGTTAATATAATTTTTATCAACAAAACATGATTCATTTGTTCTGTAAATTTTACTATAATCTTTATATTTTATTAATTTTGTTGGGTCATTCCTATTTTCTTTAATAGGAACAACTTTTCCAATAATAATATCTCTATTTTCAATTAATGTATTTTCTGGGATAATACCATTTTCATTTAACTTATCATAATTTGCAAATTTTATTCCCTTTGTTCTAGTTTTATCAGCTTTACATCTTATTTCTTCATCACCGTGAATATTTTTATCTTCATCTTTTTCTGTTTTATAAATAGTTGCCGAAAATAATCCTCTTTTTATAGAACCTTCATTAAATATAATAGAATCTTCTTGATTATATCCCGAATAAGTCATAATGGCAACAATAACCATACTGCCACTTGGAATTTGATTTAATTTAATAATATTCATTAGTCTTGTATCAACCAATGGTCTCATTGTATAAGTTTGAACATATGCTGTTTTATCCATTCTTTCTTGGAAATTTGTTGTATATGTTCCCATTGCTTGCTTACCCATTGCGCACTGATAAGTATTTCTCGGTGATTGATTGTGTTCTGGAAAAGGAATACAACTAGCTAGAATTCCGAAAATGGTACTTGGATGAATTTCACAATGCGTGAAATTATAATAAATTTTCTCATCACTTTTTAATTTTGATGGTTTTATAGCTATTAAACTATTGTTTTGTTCTGCCGAGTCAATATATTCAATTATAGACTCTTTTACTGCATGATTAACGCATAATTCGTCCCAATCACAATTATTATTGATATATTTTTCCATTTTTTTATTAATCAATAACTTATTTTTTTTAACTTTAAACAATGGTCTGCATAAGCGACCGGCGTCATTACAAATGAAAATTTCTTTATTTTTAATGTTAAAAGTAATGCTAGTATAAATATTGAAAATTCCAGTATATTTATAATATTTTAATTTTTTAAATAAATGCATTGGTTTTTTTGCAATACCGACCCAACATCCATTCACAAAAACTTTTACTTTATTAAATAATTTATCGAATGTTATTTCTTCATCCAACTTAATAATTTTATCTTTTAAAATATTTAATATCGGTTCAATTTCTGATTTAATTGTAATGTGTGTAAGATAACTAATATTTTTTACAACACCAACACTTTGACCTTCTGGTGTTTCTGCAGGACAAATAAAACCCCATTGTGTATTATGTAACTTTCTAGGTGGAATTAATTTACCACTTTTATCTATTGGCGTATTAATTCGTCTTAAATGACTTAAAGTTGAAATATAAGTTAAACGATTTAATACTTGTGCAACGCCAACTTTTTGAGAATTTGTATTTTTTATACCAAAATCACCAGTAGCCAAAGCTCTTTTAATACCATTTTCTATTGTTGTTGATTTTATTATTTTATAAATATTTGTTTGATTTATTATATTTCTTACATTATCGGTTGATTGCCAAGAACCATTATTAATTTCTCGAATAATTTGTTTTTGCATATCTTTAACTAACTTATTGAAATAATTTCTAAAAAGATTATTAATTAAACTACCAGCGAGGTCTAATCTTTTATTAGAATAAGAATCTCTATCATCTGGTTTTCTCCACCCAAAACTGGTTTTTAATAATTTATTAATCATATATCCGAGAAAATAAATTTTTTCAGTTTTACTTGGACAATGAGGAAATAAATCATTTTCCAAAACACCTTTTGTAAATTCTCTTTTTTTTATTTCACCAATCTCTTTTGTCATTTTAATTGGTGTATACATTACATAATTTACAATATAATCAAAACATTCTTCTTGTGTTGTATATTTATTAGCGGATATAATTGAAGCTTTCAACCCAAATAACATTTGTTTTAATTCTTTTGCATTATTGTCTAATAATATATAATTCGTAATTTCTTTATCAGATATTACACCTAATGCTCTAAATAGTATAAAAATTGGGATTGGTTGTTTAATTCTTGGAATTGATATGTCAATATTATGACCATTACCGTAGTTTCTTGTAGCAATAGTTACATTAATTTGTTTTGGTGAAATACACTTATCTAATGGTATTGATTTGATTTCAGCTAACCATGACCATTTATTGTTATTTTTTTTTATATTAAAACACATTACATTGTTTTCTGCAGCGCGTTCTTGTGCTAAAATTGTTTTTTCAGAACCACTAATAATAAAATATCCACCTGGGTCATGGTCGCATTCTTTAGTAATATCAGAGTTATAATGTGAAAATTGTTTTAAAACACAAATATTTGATTTTAACATAATTGGTATTTTTCCAATATGGATTGATGGTATATTTTTAAAAATTGTTTCTATTTTTTTAAAATCTTTTCCTGATTTTCGCAATATTTTAATATTAAGGTCAATCGTTATTTGACTTGAATAAGTAAAATTTCTTAATCTAGCCTCGTGTGGAAACATAATTTTAGTTGCACCATTATTTTCGTGTATTTGTGGTCGTAAAATTTTTAAGTTTGCAAAATTAATAATAATATCAATTAAGTATTGACCTGTTTCTTCTTTTTCTTTTTCAGAGTGTATTTTAACGGGGTTGAACATTTTAATAGTATCAAATAATTGTTTTTCTATAAAATAATTATATGATTCAAGTTGATGCCTAACCAACCTAGTTAAATACTTATCTTTAAAATATGATTCAATTATTTTCCAAGATATATTATCATATTTTTTTTTCATATTTTTTTCCGTATTGTCCATATTTGTTGCCATATTTTTATATAATTTATAAAAATTATAATATTTTTTTTATCAATTTAATTTAATAAATTAAAATTTCATAAGATTTATCTTTGTTTATATATTATGGCAACAAAAACAATTTCTGTAAATCCTGATTTTTTTAGTAATACAAAAAAAAAGACGAAAAAGAAAAAATTAAAACATAGTTTAAGAACAAATTTTAATAAATTACAAAAAAATTTCTTAAAAGAAAAAATGATTGATAAAATAAAGGATTTTAAGAAAAAAAATAAATTAAAAAATAAGCAAGAAAAATCGTCGGGGTTTAACGATGAATACAATCAAGCTATTGATTTTATGGAAGATGTTGTAAAAAAAAAAAAAACAAAAAAAAAGAAAAAGAAAAATAAAGAAAGGACAAAACAAATGCAACAACATATACAACAAACGCAACAAAATATCAATCAAGAAATTAAACCAAATCAAATACCAAATAATCAAATAGTTCAACATCAAAATTTTAATAAATTTAATCAAGAAATTAAACCAAATCAAATACCAAATAATATAATAAATATTCAAACTGAAATAAGCAATGATTTAAATAATATTAAAATAAAAAATAATTTAAATAATATTAAAATAAAAAATGATTTAATAAAACCAGACCCACCATATGGTATATTAAAAAAGGGAAAAAAACAGCTTTATTCAAAATATAGAAAAAGTTTAAAAAACAATACTTTAGCTTTTACAGATTCAAATCGTTTTGGTAAAGAATTAGATATTAATCAAGAAATCATTAATATAAAAAATAATAATTTTTTATCAGAAAATATTCATAATAGAAAACAAAAATTAGAAAATCTAAAAAATAAATTTCTTAAAAATAATAATTTAGATGATAAAAAAGAAAAATTTAAAATAAAAAATAAAAAAATTATTAGAAAATTTTTATTAGGTAAAAATAATAAAACAAAAAAAGTGGGAATATTAATTAAAAATAAAAAAACTAGAAAATTAATAAATAAAGATTGTAGAAAATTGGAAAAACAAAAAATTAAAACAATTAAAAAGTTTTTAGTTGATAAAGCTCTAATTAAAGTTGGTACTTCTGCACCAGAAAGTATTTTAAGAGAAATGTATAAAAATTGTTATTTATCAGGTGAATTACAAAATAGTGGTGGAAAAAATGCAGAGGAAATACTAATGCACAATTGGAACAATTAAAATTTGGATTACTTACTTTAATGTTTTATTAACAATATTAAAGTAAAACAAAGAAATTATATATTATGCCAGCAACAATGATAGAACGCTATTTTGATAACTATGAAAAATATGTAAAAAAATATGGCGAAAAATTTATATTATTATGGCAAAGTGGTTCATTTTATGAAGTTTATGGATTAAAAAATAAGGAAACATGTGAAATTTATGGTAATATTGATGAATATGAAAAATTATTAGACGTTCATGTAAGTGAAAAAATACAAAATTTTTCATGGGGTAAATATAAAAACCATAAAGTTCTCCTAGCTGGGTATGGTACGGCAAAACCGCTGGAAAAATATCTTGATAAGCTAAATAATGCTGGATATACTGTCGGTGTTTGGGTTGAATGTGGTGATGACATAAGTGGAAAAGGTAAATTAAGAAAAGAAATGGGAGTATTTTCAATAGGAACAAATTTTGATATAAACACAGAAAATATCTCAAATAATATAGTCTGTGTGTGGATTGAAACATTTAAAACTACTTTAATATCTAAAAAACCAAAGATTTATTTTGGTTTATCAAGTATTGATATATTTACGGGTAAAGTTAATCTTTATCAGTATTGTTTCGAATCAAATAAAATCCACGAACCATGTGTTTTTGATGATTTCGAAAGATTTATTTCAATATATAAACCAAAAGAACTAATTATTATACATAATTATGAAAAAAATCAAACTATTTCAGAGATAATGCAATTTATTGGATTAGACCATGTTAAATTACATACTATTAATTTAAATGATAAATTAAATTCTAATACACAGATAGCTGATAATTGTGAAAAACAAAAATATCATAAAGAAGTATTATCAAAAACATATAAATTTGCTGATTTTTATAGCTTTTATAATACATTAGGATTTTCTGAAAATATATTTTCTACGCAAAGTTTTATTTATTTATTATATTTTCTTTTTAAACATAATGAAAATTTAGTTTTAAAAATAGAAGAACCCATTTATGATAAAAATTCTAAAAATGTTTTATTAGCAACACATTCTTTAAAACAATTAAATATTATCGATTCCAATGAAAATAACTCTTGCTATTCAAGTGTTTCAAAATTGTTAGATAAATGTGTTACAAGGATGGGTTCTAGATTGTTAAGAGATAAATTATTACACCCTGTTTATAATATCGAATATTTGAATAATGAGTATAAATTAACAGAATTTATATTAAAAAATTATGAAAAATTTTTATTAATAAGAAGGAAAATATTTTCATTGAAAGACATTGAAAGATTGGAGAGAAAAATGATTTTAAAAAAAATTCAACCATCGGAAATAACACAAATTTATTACAATTTTGAAATATTAAAAGAAATTTACAATGAAATTAAAGATTTAGATGTTGTATCAGACTATTTAAATGAAAACATCGGAAAAAAATTAGATGATAATTGTGATAATGTCATAAATTTTATAAAAAAATATATTAATTTTGAGGAAGCAAGCAATATAAATAAAATTACTGAATCAAAAAATTTTTTCAATAGAAATATTTTTAAAGAACTTGATGATTTCGATATGAAAAACATTGAAAATCAACAAAAATTAAAAAAAACACAAGATTTTCTTTCTGAAATTATAGGTCAAAAAGAAAGAAAGAAAAAATATGATTTTATTAAAATTCATTCAACATTAAAAAGTGGTAAATGGTTACAAGCAACATCAAAACGATGTCAAGTTTTAAAAATAATATTGGAAAAACATAAAGCAAAAAAGTTTAATTTAAAATATAAATCAAAATATGATGATAAAGAAAAAGATTTTATTTTTTCAATGGAAAATCTAACATTTGTCAAAACAACACAAACTAATAAAAAAATAAAATCTATAACATTAAATGAATTATATGATAATGATTTTCAAAATTCAACTATTTTATTTGAAATAATTACACAATGTTACACGCAATTTGTGAATGATTTTTCTAAACTATATGATGATATTAATATTATTGTTAAATTTGCTAGTATGCTAGATTTTATTATAACAAAAGCATATTTAGCAAGAAATTATAATTATTGCAAACCAAATATTATTGAAAAATCTTATAATGAAAATTCTTTCGTAGATTTTAAAGCTATAAGACATCCATTGATTGAAAGAATAAATGAAAATGGTGAAGAAATGTATCAAACAAATGATATATTTTTAGGAAAAGACGATACAAATGGTATATTGTTGTATGGTACAAACGCTGTTGGTAAATCAAGTTTAATTAAAGCTATGGGTATTAATACTATTATGGCACAAAGTGGTTTTTATGTTGCATGTAAAGAATTTAATTATTATCCATATAAAACAATATGTACGCGAATTTTGGGTAATGATAATATTTTTAAAAAATTAAGTTCTTTTCAAGTGGAAATGAGTGAATTAAAAACAATATTAAAATTAGCTAACAAAAATTCTTTAATATTGGGTGATGAATTATGTTCGGGTACTGAAAACAAAAGTGCTATTTGCATTTTTATTGCTAGTTTGTTAAAATTATATGAATCAAATTCAAGCTATATTTTTGCTACGCATTTCCATCAATTATATGAAGAAGAAATTATAACTAATATAGAAACATTAAAAATGAAACATTTATCGGTTATTTATAATGATTTTAATGATACAATGATTTATAATAGAAAATTAATGGATGGTCCAGGTAGAAATATGTATGGTATAGAAGTATGCAAAAGCATGGGCTTACCTGATGATGTTATGCAAACTATTTATGAGACAAGAAAAAGTATTTTCCCAGAAGATAATCATATATTAGAAAATAAATTTTCACGTTATAATAAAAAAAAAATAAAAGATTCTTGTGAATTTTGTGGTGGAAAAGGTCAAGAAATACATCATTTGATACCCCAAAAAGATGCTGATGAAAGAGGTATGATAGAACATTTCAATAAAAATCAAAAATTTAATTTAGCAAATGTTTGCAAAAAATGTCATAAAAATTTTACAAAAAATAATATTAAACATGAAAGAAAAAAAACAACAAATGGAACAGTATTAATTCAAATCAATACAAATTAAATCTATTTATATATTAATATGTCTTTGAACACTTTTAAAAATTTATCAAATAATATTTCGAAAGGTATTTCGAACAGTTTGCCAAAAAGTTTGCCAAAAAGTTTGCCAAAAAGTTTGCCAAAAAGTTTGCAAATGAATACAGAACAAGTTGTTAAAGGTGCCTCAAATACAATTTCCAATCTAAAAAACACATTATTACAAAATATTACAATTATTTTAGTTATTTTTTTCGTATTACTTATTGTTACTATTTTTGTTTCAGTTTTTGATTTGTCTTTTAAAGAGAAAGAATTTGTGAAAGATAAAGCTTATATTTTGGAAGGTATGCAACCAAAAGATGAACCAAAAAATATACCTGTAAGACCAAAACCACCACCACCACCAAGGGAATTGGCAAAAAAACATTATGTAGAAGAAAGTTGTAAGAATAAAGATAAAACAAAATTATGTTCAAAAAATGAAGATTTAAAAAGTTGCAATGATTTTGGTTGTTGTGTATGGGTAAATTATAAGAAAGGTGCCAAATGCAAACCTGGTTCAGCTACTGGTCCTGAAATTAAAAAATATAATGATGATGGTGAATTAGGATATGACCATTATTATTATAAAAATAAAAAATATGAAGTATAAATATTATAAATAAAATTGATTTATAATTTTATTATATTAATTTAATATAATAAAATGATTATTCCAATAAAATGTTTTACTTGTGGAAAAGTTTTAGCAGATAAATATCTTTACTATATTAGTAATGTAAAAAAAGAAAAAGTTAGATTAAATATAAAAAAAGATTATGTTATGTACTTGTCAGAAACAACAACAAAAAAAACACCTGAAGGTGAAATATTAGATAAATTACAATTAAATAAAATTTGTTGTAGAAGACATATGCTAACACATGTAGATATTATTTAAAAAAAATATATTATTTTATTATTTTTTTATTATTTTTTTATTATTTTTATATATATATAAAATGGCAAAAACAAAAAAAAAAGGAAAAAAATGTAAATGTAGATGTAAATGTAAAAATTGTGGAAAAACAAAAAATGGAAGAAAAATATATTGTAAAAAATGTGTTAAAAAAGGTTGTAAATGCTGCGTTAAAAAAACTAAAGGAAGAAAAAGAACTAAAAAAAGAACTAAAAAAAGAACTAAACGAAAATATAAAAAAGCTTACAAAAATATAAGAAGATATAAACAAAGTGGTTGTTCCAAGCAACGCGGTGGTAACTATAAATGCAATGAAGCAACAAATATGGGTTCTATTTATGGTGGTTCCAATCTTAATTTATTAACAAGAGACATAACAAGAGCACAAAGTACGCAAAATAAACTTCCCGGATTAGCCGGTGGGGGATTAGCTATTAATGCAGGTTTAGGAAAAGGAATTGATATAATTAATAGCATAAGTAATGGTATTAAAAATACAATTAATACAACTTATGGTGACCGTCATGTTCAAGATTCGGATGTTACAGTAGCTGGCGATATGATGAAAAAATCTCATAATTTATAAATTTTTTATAAAAATTATATATATATGAAATCAAAAATGAAACTACCATTTAAATTTTTTAATGGTTTATGTGCGCCCGCACAATTATATTTAGTTATTTCTTTATTAAGTTTATTAACTTTATTTTATCAAAATTATAGTAATCCAAAGAAATATTGTGTTGGTATTTTTGAAACGAAAACCGATTGTAATAATAGAGTATTTTTTGCATTTAAACTATTATATATCGCAATCTGGTTATTTATTCTTCAAAAGTTATGTTCCAAGGGATATTCAACAATATCTTGGATTTTAGTTTTATTACCAATTGTGGCAATGTTTATCCTTATTGGGTTAATTCTAATAGCTTTAATGAAAAAAAACAATCAATTATAATCATAATATTTTAAAAAATTAAACTTTTTAAAATATTATGATTATAATATTTTAAAAAATTAAACTTTTTAAAATATTATGATTATAATATTTTAAAAAAAATACATTTAATTATATATATAAATGAATTTTGAAAACACATTTAAATTAATAGATATATTTTTTAGAGATAATCCGAATATAATTGTAAAACATCATTTGGATTCATATAATAAATTTTTTAATGAAGATTTGAAAACTATTATAAAAGACAATAATCCAAAAAAATATATGACTGAATTAGACGATGAAACTAATTTATATAAATATACTGCAGATTTATATATTGGTGGTAAAAGTGGCGAAAAAATTTATTATGGCAAACCTTTAATTTATGATAAAGTTGATGGTATAGAAAGAACACATATGATGTTTCCAAATGAAGCTAGATTAAGAAATATGTCATATTTTTTCTCAATTCATTATGATTTAGAAATCGAATTTACTATATTAAAAGAAAACAATGAAGGCAAACAAGGAAAGGATAAATTCGATGCTTTTAAAGAAACAATTACCATAGAAAAAATTCTTTTAGGAAGATTTCCTATTATGTTAAAATCATATTTATGTTTATTAAATGGCTTAAATAAAGAAGCATGTTTTAATCTCGGAGAATGTCGTAATGATAAAGGTGGTTATTTTATTGTTGATGGTAAAGAAAAAGCAATTGTATCTCAAGAAGAAAGAGCAAATAATATTTTATATATAAAGGATAGTGTAAATGATTTGTATAGTCATTCAGCAGAAATACGTTCCGTTTCCGAAGATGCTTCAAAAAAAATAAGAACATTATCAGTCAGAATAATGGCCCAACAAGCGTCAAAAGATTATGGTAATATTGTTGTTATTATACCAAATGTTAGAAAACCGGTACCATTATTTATTTTAATGCGAGCACTTGGAGTTATTTCAGATAAAGAAATTATACAACATTGTTTATTGGATTTAAAAAAAAATGAAGAATTAATAGAATTATTTATCCCTTCTGTCCATGATGCAGGTAATATTTTTACACAAGAAACTGCTTTAAAATATATAAAAGAGCTAACAAAAGGTAATACTGTAAATCATGTTTTAGATATTTTCATGAATTTATTTTTGCCACATATTGGTGAATTAAATTTAAAACATAAAGCTTTATATTTGGGATATATTGTTAAAAGATTACTTTTCGTTTATATTAAAGCAGAACCACCAACAAATAGAGATAAATACAATGCAAAAAGAATGGAACATACTGGTATTTTATTAAATCAACTTTTCAGAGAATATTATACAAAACAATTAAATAATATTGTATTGAAAATTGATAAAGAATATTCATTTAAAGCTACAAGTGTTTCTTATCAAAATGAAGATTTTATGTCATTATTTTTGAATAATCAAAATATGATTTTTTCAGATAGATTGGTAGAAGAAGGATTTAAAAAGGCATTTAAGGGAAATTGGGGTGCTGAAACACATACAAAAAGACCTGGTATTGTGCAATCTTTAAATAGACTTTCATATTTTTCTTTTATGTGTCAATTAAGAAAAACAAATTTAAATATAGGTGATGCTACAAAAATGATTGAACCTCGGTTGTTAAATGGAACACAATATGGATTATTATGTCCTTTACATTCACCTGATGGTGGAAATTGTGGATTACACAAACATATGGCAAGTTCAGTACATATCACCAATGGTGTAAGTTCAAAACCTTATATCAATTATTTAAGAAAATTAAATATGATTTTATTAGAAGAATGTTCTTTCAATATGCTGTCCAATTATACAAAAATATTTTTAAATGGTGGATGGATTGGTTGTTCAAATGACCCATTAAAAATAGTTGAAACAATGAAATTACATCGAAGAAATAATTTAATTTATCTACATACTAGTATTTTATTTGATATAAAAAGAAATGAAATACAAATATGGGTTGATGCTGGACGATTATGTAGGCCTTTATTTTTCATTGAAAATAAAAAATGTAGTTATTTTGAAAAAGATATTATAAAAAAAATAAGTAATAAATCTTTATTATGGAAAGAAGCTGTTTGTGGATTTAATGATAAATATAATTCTTTAAATAAATATGAAATGTATAATATTTTTAATAAAAATGATGAATTAAGAGAATCCCAAGGTTTTATTGAATATGTCGATGCATCAGAAGGTGAAAGTATGATATTAATGAAATCTACTACAAAAATCGAAAATTTAACAAATGAAACACATTGTGAAATACATCCTTCATTAATACTAGGTTTTATGGCAAATCAAATTATATTTCCAGAAAATAACCCTTACGCTAGAAATGCGTTTTCTTGTGGGCAGGCAAAGCAGGGTGTTTCATTGTATAGTTCTAATTATCAAAATAGAATAGATAAAAGTGCATTTGTTTTAAATTCTGGACAAATACCATTAACAAAAAGCAGATATTTAAATTATTTTACGAATGAAGAACACCCTAATGGTGAAAATGCCATTGTTGCTATTATGTGTTATGGTGGATACAATGTAGAAGATGCTGTTATTATTAATGAAGCATCATTAAAACGTGGGTTATTCGGAACTACCTATTATAATATGTATGAAGATTATGAAGAAACAAGCAAAATAGGTAATAATAAAATAGATAAAATTTTTATGAATATTGAAGATAATAATGTTACAAACATAAAAGAAGGATATGATTATAGTAAATTAGATAAAGAAACCGGTATTATAAAAGAAAATACTATTTTACATGATAAAACTATTATTATAGGTAAAGCCATGAACAATATTGATGAACCCAATTCCTTTATTGATGCCTCTATAAAATGTAAAAAAGCTCAAACTGGTATTGTTGATAAGGCTTTTTTAACAGAAGGCGAAGAAGGACAAAGAATTGCAAAAGTTCGAATTAGAGCATCAAGAATTCCAAAGATTGGCGATAAATTTTGTTCAAGAGCTGGACAAAAGGGTACTGTTGGAATTATTTTAAAAGAAGAAGATATGCCCACAACAGCAGAAGGAGTTAAACCGGATATTATTGTAAATCCGCATGCTATGCCAAGTAGAATGACCATAGGGCACCTTGTTGAAACATTATTTAGTAAAACAGGAGCAATTTTAGGTGCATTTGGTGATTGTACTGCTTTTGTTAATAAAGGTCCAAAAGATAAAATACTAGGCAACATTTTAACAGATAATGGTTATCATAGTAGTGGAAATGAAATACTTTATAATGGTATGACGGGCGAACAATTGGAATGCGATATTTATTTAGGACCAACTTATTATTTACGATTAAAACATATGCCAAAAGATAAAATAAATTATAGAGCCCGTGGCCCAAGGTCTGTATTAACAAGGCAGACTGTTGGTGGCAGAGCAAATGACGGGGGGTTAAGAATTGGTGAAATGGACCGCGACTGTTTAATTGCACATGGTTTAAGTTACTTTGTAATGGAGTCAATGATGGTTAGAGGGGACCAATTTTATATGGCTGTTTGTAATAAAACAGGAACAATAGCAGTCTATAATGAGAATAAGAACCTTTTTTTAAGTCCGATTTCTGATGGTCCTTTAAAATTTGTTGGTAATTTAAATAATGAAAAAAATATAGTTCAAAAATCAATATATGGTAAAGATTTTAGTATTGTTAAAGTTCCATACGCTTTTAAATTATTAATGCAAGAATTAAAAACTATGAATGTCCAAATGAGATTGATTACAGAAGATAGTATTGATAAATTAACAACATTATATTATGGACATAAATTAATAGATAATGGTTTCATGACTGATGAAAATAAGAAAACAATTGCAGATTATAAAAAAACATTTGGTTATAAAAAAGATAAAAATATTCCTGTAAAATATAAAACTGAAAATGGTTTAGATTCTTGGAAAAATGATATTTCACCCAAAAAACAAAGAATTAGTGTAAGAAATATAGCCACAACGGACCAAATGGTTGATGACGAAAAACTATGGGGAGATAGAACAGAAGAAGATAAACAAAGAGTATTTGATACAATCGGTGACGAAGAACTCAAAATACAGAGAACAAAAATGGAAGAGGATGATGATAATTTAGAAACGATTGGTAAGCAAGATATAGAATTGTATAAATTACAAGACGAATTATCAGATAATTTGGAAGTGGGGTCTATTGTAAAATTAAGACAAAGAGGTCAATTATTTTCGAAAGATAATTTTACAATTATGGGATTTGATAAAAGAGATAATAATTATCTGATAAGAAATCCAACAGGAGAAGTGTTTATGAAGGAAAAAGATGATTTGTTAACAGGAATATCTTCTTTGGAAGACCCTCGAAATTTAAAAATTGGGGAAACATTCGAATTAAAACTTGATACTATAGACGAGGATGGTGATGAAAGTTCCTTTAATTTATCACCGGATTATGCTCCAAATTCAAATGATTCACCAAATTATCAAAATGAAACTAAACCTTTTTTAAATGAAGAAGAATTTGATGAGTATGATGAAGACAATGAAGACAATGAAGACAATGAAGACAATGAAGACAATGAAGACAATGAAGACAATGAAGACAATGAAGAAAAAATTACAAGAAAAGTTCTTAATAAAGATGAAACAAAATTAAATTTTTTATCTCCACCTGAAGAAGAAAAAGAAGAAAAAGAAGAAGATAAAAATACAAAAAAAATATAAAAAAATATAAAAAATATTTAAATTGAATTATTTAAATATTTAAAAAATAATAATATAATTAATTAAATGAATAATCAAAAACAAACTAGTTTTACGGTATCAAAAATATATAAATCTAGGAAAAATCTTTTAACTATTTTAGAAAAAAGAGGATTTGATATTTCTGATTATAATAATTTTGGTATTAATGAGATTCAAGCAATGTATGTAAATAAACAATTGGATATGTTATTATCAAAGAAAAATGGAAAGAAAATTTATGTAAAATATCATGTAACACATAAAAATGGTAGTTCAACATTTCCAAAATTAAGAGATTCTCATATTAATGATTATATTGATGACCTTTATAATTTAGAAGAAATTTTAAATAAAGAGGATGAATTATTAATTATTGTAAAAGACCAAAACATTAATAAAACTTTAGAAGAATATATGGAATTTATTTTTATAAAAGATAATCATTATATAAATATTTTGAAAATTAAAGAACTTTTATTTAATATTTTAGAACATTGTATGGTTCCAGAACACAAAATTTTAACTGAAAAAGAAAAGGAAAAAATTTATGAAAAATATAAAATTATGCAGGATAGTGAATTGCCTGAAATATCTAGATTTGACCCAATTGCCAAAGTTTTAGGTGTAAGACCGGGTGAATTATGCGAAATTACACGTTCGAGCAAAACTTCCATTACATCGAAGTATTATAGATTATGTTCTTAATATATTATATATGAAATTTACAGATAGCAAAACCATAATAAAATCTTTAAAAGATAAAGACGACGAAATAAAAAATTTAGAAAATTATTATAAAGACAATAATACTTATGAAAATCTTTTGTCGTCAGATAAACAATTACAGGGTGATTTATCAAATATAAAATCTGAAATAAATGATTTATATCTATCATTACTTTTCGAAAATTTAATAGAACAAGATAGAATAACACAAAAAAACACTATTTTTGAAGAAAATAAATTAAAGTTAGATAAAAAATTACAAGAATATATCATTAATAAAGATAAAAAAAATTCATCAACTATATTTAAATTAGATATTTATGACAGAAACATAGAAGATAATTTATTTTTAATTTATTATTTTTTATCATATGGTATTTTAGGATTATTCATTTATAAATTATTAAAGTAATAACATTTTCTACATTAAATATAAAGATGAATAGCGTTTGCAATATACAAGGGAAAAAATTTAAGTTTAATAAATTTAAATTTTTAGAAATATTCAATAAAAAAGAAGGGTTTATAGAAGGAAATACGAATGACGAAACAATGAAAGATTTAGAAACAAAATTCAACGGGAAATTACAAGCGTATGGTATTATATATGATGAATATATTAAAGAAAAATTAGTTTCAGACGTTGATATTTCAACATTGTTAGGGCAAACAGCGAAATATAATAACGAGGATTTTTATATTTCTAGAAAAGGAGTAATGCGAAAATTAACATGGGGATATCAAAATCATGGATGTTTAGCCCCATCAAAAAATATAACTGCTATACAAAAAACAAAACTGAAAATTGGCATACCATTAAAAAAAACAATTAAAGGCGGGCAAACATTTTATGAAAAATGTACAGATAGCCATATTGATAACACCGGAAAAGTTATTTCAGATGAAATAAATGGCGAAACAGCGTGGTTAGATGATTTGGGAACAAAATACAAATTTAAACAGGGTGATTCAAGAGATAATTCATGTCCAAATGGTATTGAAGAAAGTATAAATAGCATTACATATAGTATGATAAAATCTGGTGAAGAACTTGGTCCAACTGATGAATGTATTAGACAATCATTAACAAAACAGGGTGAGTTAAATAAATTAAATAATGAATTGGTTGCAATAGCTAGTAAAATGAAAAGTCTTATAAATAGTGTTCAAGTTGAATCAAAACAAGATGATACTAAAATATCCCAGCAAGCAAAAAGTTTAGATGAAATAATAAAAGATTTGAATTCCGACCGAGAAAAAATAAAAAATTTAAAAAAAGAACTTTTTTCTTTAGATGGAAATGTTAGAGATAATAAATTTTTAGTAGATGCTAGCAATATGCAATATGTTGGTTGGGGTGTAAGTTTAATAACAGTATTGGTTTTGGGTTTGTATACTATGAAAAAATAAAAATATAAATAATATTTATATATGAAAAAGATATATAATTATTTTATTAATTATGATAAACATATTAAAAATAAAAATGTTTCTCCTGAAATCGAAAATAGTTTAAAACAGGGAAATGCATTATTAAAAAGTAGAAGAAAATTTTTAAATGATTTAGAATATAATTTAATTCATTATAATAAAAATATTGTTGAAGGTTTTAAAGAGGGAAATACTAATCCAGATTTATCTGGTTTTACAGATGATGACGCAAAATTAATTTCTGAAAAGATAGCAGAATTTAATCGAAAAAAAAGCGAATACAATACCAAGCTAACAACGTATGAAACTGATTATGCTGGTTTTATTAAAGAATTTAACGAATTAAAAACAAAAGTACAAACATGTAAAAAAACATGTACAGAAACACATAATTCAAATACTGAAAAAAGCCAACAAAATGCTTGTTTAGCAGGTTGTGCATTTAAAGCACCCTATATTAAAGAGGCAGAAAATACATTTATAGATAATGATACTGAAGGTAAAATTAGTTGTCCCACATCAGCCAGTTCTTGTAATGATTCAAATATTCATCAAAAAACAGATTCAAAGGGAACATCTATATTAAAAGGTTGTACCATTTGTGGTGGAGGAAAATTTGGAAAACCAAAATATGTTTTAAATGGTAGTTTTATTCAAAATTGTAATCATTTTCAAAATAACAATGAAAACGAGTTATGTCTTAATGCACCAGGACCGGAAACAATTAAAATAAGAGCTTTGGTTACTAAATATGCAACTTTATCAACTACTAATCAAAATTTATTAACTTTAGCTGATGAAATATTAGAAATAGTAAAAACTTTAAAAGTTTATAATATTAATTTAATAAATGATAAAACAACATTATTAACTGATTATCAAGAAAACACTGTTTCGTATAAATCAATACAAGATGAAATAAATAGATTTACAAAAAGAAACAAACTTACTTTAGATATGAAAGTTAGCGATGGTATGTTAAAAAAAAAAGCATATGATTTAAGAATATACATTTGGTTAATTTTAGCACTAGGTTTAGGATTTGCAGCTCTAAATAAAATTAGAAGATTCTAAATTTTTTAAAAAATATTAATATATATATAAATGGCCAGTGAAAATAATACCATATATAATAATGCTTTGGACCAAAAACATCAAAAAATTCAAGAAGATTTAAAAGAATTACAAGTAATTGAGACATATTTATTTGATGAATTATCAAAAGTGAATCAAAGTGGTGCCACAAAAACCGATCAAGAAACACAAATTACAAGTTATATACAAAATTTAAAAAATGTAAGAAAAACTTTAATGGATAACTTAAAGAATTTATATACCAATGCCAATAATGATTTGAATTATAATAGCCAACATTTGGGTAACCAAAGAGATATGTCGGCACAATTATCGGTAGAATTGGAAAAAGCAAAGAATGTATTAAAAAAATTGAAAGCAGAAAAAAATAATAAAACAAGATTAGCACAAATCGGCGAATACGAATTTGAAAAAAATAGAGAACATAAAAGTATTTTAAAAACGATTGTTTATGGTTCTTTTTTTATTCTAATAATATTTTTTATGAATTCAAAAAATATACTTCCTAATTTTTTAACCAAAATAATTGTTATTATTATTAGTTCTATCACTTTCTTATTGGTTATACAACGATTATTTTGGAATTCTAGAAGAAATAATATAGATTATAGTAAATTCACATTTCCAAAAAGGAAAACAGAAACAGTCGTTGAAGAGAAAAAAAACACATTATCTTTAAGAAAAATAATGGGATTTGATAAGTGTGATACAAATTTACAACAGTTGGCCCAAAATACAGCTAATGAAAGTTTCAGTAATATTAATAATGTTGTTGCAGACGATTCAAAAGAATTAAGTTTTTCTAATTCTTTAAAATACTCCTTAATTTAATTAATATAATAATATAATATATTAATTAGATGGTAAATTTTAGTAAAATGTCAGATAATATGGGTAAAATGTTAGATGAAGAATATATTAAAAATGCTGTAAAAAATATAGATTTTAACGCTTTTAGAGACAAAAGAACAAAAATAACAGAACCTCCTTCAAATATTACAATACGACAGGAAATACACAGTGTTAAAGACCGTGTTAATCAAATGAAAAGTATTATATTAGATGAAGTCAATGCATTAGAAACACATTCAAATACAAAAAAAAATTTGCAACAAGCCACTGATTTTTACAAAAGTAATTTATATGATATTGAAAAAAAAGTAGAAAATATTGTTCAAAAAGAAAAATTAAATAAAAGAATTTCACAATTTTATAATAATGATTATGATTTTAAAAAAACAATTTTATATTATTTAAAAATTTTTTATTTTATTATGGTTACAACCGCTATTATTACAATAATATATAAAAAAAAACATAAAGAAAAAAAATTATATGGGTTTTTATTTTTATTATTAATTATACCTTATTTTTTAATAAGCAATATTTACAAGTTTATTTTGAATAATTTAGGTCACTTAAAAGTAGATGTATTATATGTTATATTTCTTATAATTATTGGGTTGGTTTCTTATGGACTTTTTTTTGTATCAAAATATGTTTTGAAAAAAAAACAAGGAAATTTACAAGATATTTTAAAAGATTCCGCTGAAAATTTAAAAAGTTTATCAAAATAATAAAAAATTTTTTTTTTTAATAAATTTTTTATTATTTTAATCTTCATCATGATAATCGTCAAAAATTATTTCATATCCCGACCACCCTCTACCCTGTTGTGGATATGGACCTAATATTTTTTCCAAATATTCTATTATTTCTTTTCCTTTTGGTGCCTTTGTATCATATTCTCTTTTCCACCACTCCTTGAATTCATTTTTAATGTGTGATTTCGATATTTTATATTTTTTATCAGGGTTATTTGGGTCGATTGTTGCTTTTCTTATTTTATCAGCAACAAATTTAGCAAGATAATCTTGATTTTCTCTATATTTCTTACTCGCTACCAATACTTCATCACAATCTTCTACTTTACCTTTTGTTTGATCTACTTTTTTAATTAACATACTTGCAAATACTGGCGCCCATGATGCAAATTTACCTTCCAATGTTTTATCTTTCTTAAATTCTTTATCATTAGGGTCTTCACTTGGATTATCTATAAATTTTGATTCAAAATCAACAACACGAATTCTTCTCCATGTACCTTCATCATTACTTTTAATATCAAATAATGTATTAGTACAACATGCTAATTTAAACATGGGTATAAATGTAATACTTGTTTTAAATAATTCTCTTGCTTGAATTGGGTCGCCACCCGTAATTTCTTTCATAATACCTTCATTAATTGCATCTCCTTTTGAAGGCTCATTCATAACAGCGTATCTTAAACCTTTTAATTGCGCTACTTCAGATGATGTACCTCCAATACTTAAACGCTTTTGTGTAATTAAACTAATAGGAACAGTTCCTTTATAATCACCCAATACCATTGAGAATAATTTTACAAATACTGATTTTCCATTACTACCAACACCAGTATAAATATTAAATGTTTGATTTTGATTGGTGCCCAATAAACAAGAAGCCAAATGTTGCCACATATATTCACGCAATCTTTCGTTTGGAAATAATTTTGCCATAAAATCATTTATTTCACTAATTATTTTTATATGTTCTTCATTATTTTCATCTATTTTAATGTAATCGATATTTGTAGATTTTGAAATATAATCTTCGGGAATACCATCTCTAAAAATTTCTTGTTCAAAATCATATACTCCATTTTTAAAAGATATTAACATTGGATTTTCATCTAACATGGATTCTAATTTATTATCATAATGTAATTCTTTTGATTCCACCATAATATTATTTTTTTGACTTGTATCTTTTAATCTCATCGAAATCTTATTGAAAATTGCAGCTTCAGTTGTTAATCTATCTTGAGTTTCTTGTGTCATTTCCGAATCTTCTCTAATTTGCTCCATAATAGCTGTCTGTTTTTGAATATATAAAGGAGAAATCATACTTGAAAATTTTCTTCTTAACCCAGTCCCAGATTCTGAAACTATCCATCTATGATTCATAAATTGATACCATCTATTATGTCGAATTGATGTGCATCTATATCTGTCAAATAATAAATGATGAATCAAAGTAGCTATATCATTGTCTGTTCCTTTTCCTTCCAGAGTTTTTTCAATATAATGCTTTGTTGTATTATCTCTAATAATTTGATATTGATTTGGATTTGATTCTCTTGACCAATAACGTATAGAACCTTCTGTAAATGTATTTGGTCTTGTTTCATTCCATTGTTTATATATATAATCTATATTGGAAGTATCAGACCAATCAAATTTATCTGATTGCGCTGACCATTTCAAAAAGAATGGATATAATAATGAATTAATATTTTTTAATGCCCATAATACTCGAATCCATCTGGGAAATGGTTCATAATATTTATCATCCAAACAAAGCATTATATAATCTTTAATTTCAGAAATGTTTGATAAGCTATTTGATTCATTGGATAAAATAATTTCAATAACATTATCACACTGTTCTTCACTTGAAATATTTTTAAAACTTTTAATTATCCAATCTTTACCAATATGATTTTCTTTTATAATAACTGTATATTTTGATATTTTTTTTGTATCTTTTAGTTCATTTTCAAACTCTTTCTTTATTAAAATTTCTTGAAATTTACAATTTCTAATCAATAATTTTTTCACTAATGATTTTTTTGTTTCTTCCTTTACATTATTATCAATAATTTCGAAATCATCACCATCTCTTTTAACTGTAAATTTATATTTTAATTTATATGGTTCTCCACCAGGTTTTTTTGAACCATACATTAACCAACCAGTATTACCGCTTGTTATACTATAATCAAAAATATCATCCAAATTATTTTCAAATTCAAAACCACTTGAATTAAATATTTCATCATTTATTGAATGCATTATTTTTTTTCTTAAAAATATTTGTTTGTCATGTTTTAATTTTAAATTTATTTGAATGTGAATACCATCTTTTATATAATCTTTTTCTTTTACCATTTCATCCTTTAGTAAAACAAATATTTCAAAAGTATCTATTTCTGATAAATCAAAATAATAATTAATTTTATCAGTATATGTTTCAATTATATCACTTATAACATCCGCATCAAAAATTCTCTCATTAATATTTTTTAATTTAAAATCTAAATCAATTAAAATAGGCCCACCATTTTCTTTATCTTGTAATTCTGTCAAATATTCACCACCTTTATTTTTAAAAACATGTGTATTATATTTTTTTAAAAACATTTTAAATGTTCTATCATTATCGTAATCTATATTATATGCACCACCATTTATATTTAAAGCTTTATTACCTATCCTGGTATGAGTTGGTTTTTGGCCTTTTTTTATAAAATTTTGATTTAAAAATTTGTTAAAAATCCCATTATCCATGTATAACGATTATAGATATTTTTTTTTATTATATTTTTTCAAATATTTTAATATTCAATTTAAATTTTTCGAGAGATTTATTATAATATTACTTTTAATTTGTTAAATATATTTAAAAATTAAAAGTAATATTATATTAATATGAATTCTACTAATAAAAAAAGATTGGCTAAAGATATTGTTGATATTATAAAATGTCCTTTAACCGATAATGGTATTTACTATAAACATGATGAAGATGATATGCTAGTTGGCTATGCTTTAGTTATGGGACCAGAAGATACAATTTATAATTATGGGTATTATTTTTTTAAATTTAATTTTACGAAAGAATATCCTTTTAAACCACCAGTTTTAGAATATTTAACCAATGGAAATGGTATTAGATTTCATCCAAATTTGTATAGAAATGGTAAAGTTTGTTTATCTCTTTTAAATACATGGAGTGGCGAACAATGGACGTCGTGTCAAACAATTCGAACAATTCTATTAAATTTGGTAACATTATTTCATAATAAACCATTGTTAAATGAACCGGGTATCACTGAAAAATATAAATATTTTAATAAATATAATGAAATTATAGAATTTTCAAATTATAATACTGCTGTTAATTCAATATTAAATAAAAAAATATTACCAAATATAAATGATAAATTTAAAGATATTATTTTAGAAAATTATAAAAAAAATAAAGATAATATTTTAAAAAAAATAGAAAAAAAAATAGAAGAAAATAAAAAAAAAAGAACATTAAAAATTAGTTTATATGGACATATGGAATGTGAAATAGATTTTAATACTATTTATGATAAATTTAAAAATTTAAATATTTTAAATTGAAAATATTTTAAATATAATATATTAATAATATAAATAATATGCATTTTTGTGACAAATGTGGTAATATGTTATATCTTAAAATAACAAAAGAAGGTGAAGAAACTTTGATTAATTATTGTAGAAAATGTGGTAATATTGAAAAAAATATTATTAACGAATCTAATGATACAATTTGTGTATCCAAAACACATATTAAAAAAACACAACAAACATATAAAAATATAATTAATGAATATACAAAATTAGACCCTACATTACCAAGAATTAAAAATATAAACTGTCCAAATAATGACTGCAAATCAAATGCTACAGTCGGTGAAACAAAAGATGAAAATGAAATAATTTATTTAAGATATGATAATGAAAATATGAGATATATTTATTTATGCACTTCTTGTAATCATTCTTGGAAAAATAATTGAAAAATAATTAATATACAATATCATAAAATTTTTTTTGTATTAATTAAATTGATTTTATATATATTAAAAATAATTATAATATATATAAAATGAGTAATAGTTCTAGCAATGAAAAAGAAGTAGAAAAAGCAGAAACAAAAGCAGAAACAGCAAAAGAAACAGCAAAAGAAACAAAAGCAGAAGTAGCAAAAGAAACAATAGCAGAAGTAGCAAAAGAAACAATAGCAGAAGAAGCAAAAGAAACAATACCTAAAGAACCTACACCACCAAAAGCACCAAAAGCACCAAAAGCACCTACACCTACACTACTAAAAGCACCTACACCTACACTACCAAAAGCACCTACACCTACACTACCAAAAGAAACAATAGCAGAAGTAACAAAAGCAGAAGTAGCAGAAGTAGCAGAAACAAAAGCAACCACAGATGACCTTGTTAATTTTTTTGGAGAAACAAAGGAATCAATATTTTTAAAAGAATCATTACTCGATATAGAAAATGCAGAAATAAATTTATCTTCCGATGATGAAGAAGAAGAAATAGTTAAAATAGAAAATAATATTGAATATAATATATTGGATAAATATCATCCAGAAATAAAACAATTAAATAATAATGAATTAAATTCAAAAATTATTATTAAAAGAAATAAAGATGGGTTTATTGATGATGTTAATCATACAACTTTACCTATAATGACCAGATATGAAAGAGCAAAAATTATTGGTTTGAGAGCAACACAAATTAATTCTGGTACAGATATTTTAATTGATATTCCAGATAATATTATAGACGGAATTACAATAGCAAAAATGGAATTAGTACAAAAAAAAATTCCATTTATTATAAGAAGACCTTTACCAAATGGTAAAAGTGAATATTGGGATATTAATGATTTGGAAATTATTGAATAAATTAACGAAAAGGTCTGAATTTTGCTCTTGATAATGTTGAATAAATTTGTGATTTTGTTAAAACTTGCGAATTAGGAAATAAATTACCAGTTGTTGCAATTCCTGTCATACCAATTTTTTGACACGATGTGTTAATTGGTTGATATAATTTAACATTTTTTGTTGTGTTATTATATCTACCATATTCAAATGTATTATTTTCACAAATAAAATTTTTTGTTTCTTCAGAACCCGTAACCATTTCAATATTTTCCCAAACTATAACGGATTCTACCTTATAATCAACTGTTAAATATGGTATAGCTCGTGAATCTGTATAATATTTATTTGCGGTGGCCGCTATTAATATATATTCTTTATTTGTTGGATTTTGTGATCTATAAATATTAAATTTAACATTCACGCTTAAATTATCATTTTTAAAATCCCAATATAAATAAACATCTTTTTCATTCCTTATAATACTATTTAAATTCGTTATTGTTTGAACATCAACGATATTAAAATATATTTGATTTCCAGATAAATTAGAATAAGCACCAGATGGGTCATATGCCATTTCAACAGTTTTACTCTTCGTTTTTTCTTTTGTTGTATAATTAATATAACCAATTCCGGTATAACTTAATTGCGCACTAGAAAGGTCTGTATCTTGATATTTTATATCAATTATTTTTATAGGATTTTGTTTATTTATTAAAGTATTTAATACATTTCCGGTAGGATTACTGTTTAAAAAAATATTAAATTCATTTTTTGAAGCATAGGTAGTGCTTTTAAGGGGTATATTTAAATATTTCATATTTAATATTGTTTTTCCTTCTTGTGTAGTAAAAATCTTTCTAGTAAAATCATATAATTTATTTGTTGAAATATCATATAATACATTATTTGTTAAATAATTTTCTACTTGATATGTTACCTTATACTTTCTTTCTTTACCATTAAGATTTTCGCCAATGAAATTTGAACCTGAATTTATATTATTAATAGATATAACACCAAATGGATCTATATTCATAATTTGTTCTTCGTGTGGTTTAAAATTAACATCAGTTTGTGGAATGACGAGTTCGGTTAAATTTTTAAAACCATTTGAATTTTCTTTATTTTTTTGATTTATTCTATATGTTATCTTTGCATCTGAATTATTCTCCCAACATTTAAAATATTCAATTTCAACTGTAAATTCATTAAATGTATTGCTGTCAAATAAAGGTAATTTAAAATTAGATAATTCAATATCGTTTCTTCTTGAATTAATAAATTGTTGAAAATCATTTTTATACTTTAAAACCAAATCCCTAGGTTTAGTCTCATATAACCCGAAATTACCACTTATCCATTTACTTGTTATTATTGAATTATCTACTACAATTCCACTATTATTTGTATTAATATAAAATTGTTCGGTTTGTTGTAATTTAATTTTACACATGCTTATTTTATCAAGATTTGATGTATCAAACATACCAACAACATATTCATTATAATTTAAATCATGGTTTAAAACATTATTTGAATAATCCAATGGTTCAAATAAAAAAATGTTATCATTATGGCTTATACCACTAATATCAGCTTTAAAATTAAACTTCTTTCTAACAAAAGCTACATTTAATGATATATCCGTTGGAACTGTTGATGTTGGTGATTGTGCTGGTTTATTTTTATATTTTAATAAAACTTCTGCACTCGTTGATGAAGAATTATTACTTGCATCAGAATTTGTTATTTTTTCAAATCTTGAAATACCAAACAAATCTTCTTTTATTATTACCAACGCCATATATGTTCGATTATTTGATATATCACCCGCCAAAAATATATTTTGACTGCAATCACTCAAATCACCAGTTGAAAAACGATTAAAACTGACATCTACATGATATTCTTTATCACTATATTCAGGTACATATTTTATTAAGAAATCGGTTTTATTCATACTTGCATCAAAATTTTTGGTAGTATAAACAACATAATCAGTATTATTTTTATCATTTGGAATACCGTTTAGTTCTACATTCGATAAATCAAATGGAATTTTTTTTAAATACCTTTCTAAACCATTATTTGCTTCGGTTTCATCTTTTTTTGTATTTTCATTATCATATGGGAATGCCGTTGAATTTGGGTCTTTTGTTGTAAATAAATCACTATTATAAATTGTTGAAAATCCTATTTTTATTTTACCATGAATTAAATTAGTATTTGTAAAATAAAATGCATAATCAAATTTATTGAGTAGTAGTAAAGGATTTTCCACCAAATTAACAATATTATCACCTGTAAAAGTTTTAACATTAGAAGATGAAATATCTATTTGTCCAGAAACATCTTGATATTGATATTGATAATTATTAAAATAATCTAAAATAGTTGCATAATTATAACTTAAATCAATATTATATGGTTCTTTTTCGCTCAACGGGTCATAAAATTTTGAATTACTATACACTAAATTGCCGCTATTACTAGTTTTATTTATATTTTCTACATCTATTTCACCATGAAATAATGTTTTTCTTCCTTTTATTTTTATAGTTCCTCCACCCAAGTCCATTAGACTATTAAAATAATTTTTTTTTATTAAAGAATAATAAAATTCACTATTTGTAATTTTTGATTCATTTTTACTTGGTGTTATTATTTGGATAAATGCACCATCTTCACCCGGTTCATGATTTCTTGAATAGGTTGCGTAAGGAAAACCATTGTCAGATAAATCTAAAAATTCGATTTGATAATTATCATCTTCAAAAAATTTAATAGTATTACCTTTATTAGATTCATCACTTATATCAAAATTATAAATTTCATCTTCCAATGAAGTAAATGTTGGATTATCATCAGATAAATTGGAAGAACTTCCAGATAAATCTAAAATACTATTATCATTAACATTTAATCTTTCAAATTTAACATTATTATCAACAATATATACTTTATAATTTAATATCAATACTTGCTTTATTGTTGATATAATAGGGTTCTTTTGTTTGTATTTCAAACCTAAATCTTCAATTAGTATATCATTATAATAATCATTATCTATAACATTTAATGTTATATTTGTTGAATATGTTGCAGTTTTGCCACTAAAATTTCGATTTAAATTAATTAATACTTTTTCGACGTTTGATTGAATTCCAGCTATTTCAACATAAGTATCCGGTATAATTAAATTATTAAATATATCATAATTAGTTTCTAATACTTGATAACCTATAAATGCTTTTTCCCCATCCATATTATTTTTTGCTTTTGGTATAATTTGTAAAATATTATTACTTAAATCAACTTTACCAAAATTACTAGTATTTTGTAATATTTTTTTAACAGCCAACGAACTATAATTTTGAATATAAATATCAATTATACTACTATTTTTATTCTGGACAAGTAATTTAAAATTTAAATCTTTATAATTAAAATCCACATTATTTAATTCTTCTTTTGTTATACCAACCACCCTTTGTTCCAAATACGAATGATTTGTAATCAATGGTAGTTGCGTTCCCCAATTAAACAAATTACCACTAAAATCACTATTTTCTTCAAGTATTTGATTATTGTTAATATTATTTGTATGTTTATTTATTAAAATTTTATTATCAGATTGGTCTGATTCTCCACCACCTTCATTTCTATTTGTCACAAATTTTAAGCTTATTATATTAAATTTTAATTTATAATAAGAATTGTTATAATTATAATCCAAATTATATAAATTTTGGTTTGAACCAACTGTGGAAAAATTTAATAATAAATTCTCTCCAATATTATCAGTAATTCTCATTGTTCTGGTGTCAATATTTTTTATTTTTATTTTTTCATTTAATGATATTGATGGTATAATAAATGATGTATTATTTTCAAAATATATTATTTGTGATTTATTCTCATCAATATTCTCTAATTTTGCTGTTACTGTTATATCAGAAAATGGTCTTATAAGTGGAAAACAGGTTATTTCATTTTTTGTATCATTTGTATATCCAAAATAATTTTTTTTATTTGAAAAATAAATTAAATTATCTATATTAATATTTTGATTTTCCATCATTTCAGCTTGTTGAGAAATAAATTTTAATTTAAATAATATTTTTTTTACACTCGGTTTTGTTATTATATTCCCTTTAAACCCAGAAATAATAGTTAATTTATCATAGTTTTGATTTTTATAATATTCACTAACTGAATACCATATACCACCTAAATTATATCCTATAACATTAAATGACACAAATCCTTTTTCATATTTATCATAATAATTTGATTTTTGAATAAAAATTTTATTTAATGTTTTTTTTGTTCCGTTAAAATTTGCAAATTCAACATTTGGTCGAATTTCCAACTGAATATTTGTTTCCGAAGAAAATGAAATAATAAATAAATTAAAAATATTAGTTGATGCTTTACTTGCATTAATAGTATTCCATATACTTTCTGAAATTAATAATAATTGTATTAAATTTTCTTTAAAAATATAAAGTTTCATAAAAGTACTCCCCGTTATATCATTTGAAACTTTTATATTTGTTACATTTTCTATTAATGGCATTTAATTATATTATATAAATATAATTAATTTATTCACAATTCTCTCTAACTCTACTGGCTAAATTAAAATTAATTCTAACTTTATCTGCATAACGTAATTTAAAATTTTTATTATTTTTTGTTTTTGTTACCGTTCTACATAATTTACATGGATCTATTTTTTCTTCCTCTATTACACCTTCTTCCAATTCTACATTTTCTGTATCAAATAATGCACCATAATTATATTTATTGGTAGAAGATTCATAATTAGTATTTAAAGGATACCAATCAGATAATCTACTATTTATTTCATTGGATTCAAACTGAATAATAGTACTTTTTTGAAATTTATTAAAAAATATTTTCTCACTGTCAGTTGATTTTCTAATATATAATGTATATTTTCTTCCACCATCCAATGTTGTTGAAGATACAGTTTCGTCAAATAAAATATTAGTATCATCAAATTTCATCGATGAATCTAAACTATTTCCTAGCTCATCGGTCTTTAAATTTGTATTATTTGGACCAATTATTATATTACTAACAGCTGATAACTGTCCTAAAACAGTTCCATTTTCATCTAAATAATCAAAAATATATCCAGTAGGTGGTATTTTTATAACAAATTGCCATAATACGTCATTGATTTTAATTATTAGATAACTTTTTTGTTTTTGAAATCCCAATGTTATACCAGTATTTATAAAATCTTTAAAATCTTCAATACCAGGATAAATATTTTTTATTGATTTATCCAATTCTAAATAGTAGTCTGAATTAAAATTAAATTTCATACTAAAATCTTTAGTCTGGTCCCCTATATTACCTATTTGTTTTTTTACTCTACTTTCTATAATATTTATTGGATTTTTGTCACTAGTAAATACTTTTATTGCCCATCCTAAATCGTTTAAACTTTCATTACTTTCATTACTTTCATTACTTATAAATCTAAATTTAGCATATCTTTTATTAGTTGCTATTAAATGTAAAGATAAATTTTCAAAATCATTTTCATTTGTTTCTGTAGAATTTGATTTATAATTCCGGACAGCCGTGAGTTTATCTTTTGGAAAAATAAATCCATTTTCATCATTATAGTATTGAGAATTACTACCAACTTCACCAGAAATATCTCCTTGTGATAAACTAGATTTATGCATCCATTTTATTTCAACAGGGTTAAATGATAAATCATTTCCTGATAAATCTGATACTAATAACGCTAATCTATCATTATATTCAGCTGTATTATCAGCTTTAAGTTGATGTTGAAATTTAAAATCTTGTATAAGTAAAGAAATTGTTTTATCTATCCCCGCATCAAAAACTTGCACGCCTTCATAATCATTTGAATAATTTTGATTCAAACCATCATCTTTAAAAATAATGGGATATTGTCCATTATATGAGATATCATTACTTGTTATCGGTTTTATTAATACGTCACTAACAATATCTTTTAATGAATTTTTAAAAGCTACATCTTCGTAAATTTTAAAATCCCATCTTGATAAATATGGAATGCCAAAAATACTATTTTTTTTATATTTATAAGGATTTGGAATTGTTTTATTTATTATATCATTTTTACTATCATTTGGATGAAAATGTATCATACCGTATGAAATATCAAATTCCATTTTTTGATTTCCAGATATATCACCTATATAAAAATTACTTACTGAAGAAATATCATATGTTTTAATAATTACACCTGACGAATCTATATTATAACCAAATTCAGTGTCATTATTTAATGTATATTGTGGGTCCCAATTTATATTTGTTATACCATATTGTAAGCTAGGGAATCTATAAGGAGTTGTTATAATTCTTTGGTCAGTTACACCATAATAATCAGATGGTAATTCCCAACCACTTGAATTTGTATCTTTTTCATTATTTGGTGTCCAAACATAAAACTTTATTTCAATTGAAGAAATATCACAATTTTGCGCTATCAAACTTCTCCTATGTTTTTTTATATTTTCATTGAAATTATTAATTTCATTATTAGTTATGTTTATTTTTATTTTATTAAAGTTATCATCTGTATTATTTGGTATATATGTTATTATTGGTTGTTGGGGGTCATAAATAAAATCATCTTTTACAAAATCTTTAATTTCTAATATATTAATATTTGGTGTGTAGTTTTTATTATTTATTTGTAAATTTTCAAATGGTGTTTGATTATTATAAATACCAGAAGGTTGGAATACTCGATAACTCCAAGAAAATAAATATCTTCCTGAAAATTGATTAATAGTATAATTAAATGCATTTGTCGATGGGACACCAACTTGATTTATAGTATAATAAGTAGAACCATCCATATTTAATACCATAATTTCATCACACCCCTGCATATTTAAATTATTAGATAAATCCAATCCCGATTGCAATTCATTTGTATTATATTTTAAATACTTATCAGTCCATGGATACCATATATATAATATAAAATTTACATATGTTGGATAATCTTTACCTTTCCAGTAATTTATTAAACTATTTTTTAATTCAACTATTTGTGAATTTGGTATTGTGATAATAACAGTATTATTTGTATTTATAAAATTAATATCAGCCTTTCCGGGTATATAAGGTAATAATATACTATTAACATCATTAAATAATTTATTATAATAATTATATTTTTGTCGAATAGAAAAAGCATTATCTATAGATGTTATTGTTTTTGGTAAAAAAGCCATTTCTTTCATAGTTCTTTTACAATTATAATTATAATTAACATCATTTATATCATATAAAATATCTTTATCTATTTGACTTTTTAAAATAATATTATTTGAATTATCTTGTAATTTATAATCATATCTTGCTATATACGGAATTTCATAATTATTTTTTGAATATTGATTACTATTTGGAAATGAAGTTTTATTTATAGTTGATGAATCTAATTCATAACATATACTCTCTATTTGATTATCACTCGATTCTATATTTATATTATTATAATTTGATAAAATACTTTTATGAAAGCCAATATCTTCTTTTATAAAAATTCTAATTTCCCATGAGGATGTATCATTATTAACAGGTTTATATTTTATTTTCGCATATCTATAATCTGTTTTTACTTTATTAATATTATTCCAGGAAATATTACCAGCCATATTTTCAGCATAATATTTATTTTTTGGTAAAATAAAACCATTTATATCATGTATCCAATTTTTAAATAATAGAGAATTTATTATATTACCTCCACTTCCACCCGTCCCGCTTCCCTGATAATAAAAATTACTATAAAATTCCGGTAAATATCCACCAATTGTATTTCCAACATAATTATTTGTTTTATGCATCCATTTTATTTCAATTGGTACCCACTTTATATTATCATCACTTAAACTTATAGACATAGTAGAACCAAGTAATTGATTTGCATTTCCAGGATTTGAATTATTGGTTTCAACATGGTTAAATGAAAAATCTATAAAATGAAAATTTATTGTATTATTATCTCCAGCATCAAAAGTATAATTATATTCTTCATTTGATGTCCATATATTTGATGAATTATTTTTAAATGCAATTGGATAATTTATTAATCCTTTTGTTTGAGAAAACATTTTATTAGTTTTGCCATCACTCAATTCAATTGGTATAATATTGTTGTCATAGTTATTCCAAGAGACATCTGTATTATCATCCCGGAAAATACTATTAAAACTTGTAGATAATTTTGATTCAAATACACGTGAAACACTTTTTATCATATGATTTGAATTTAAATTTGAATCAATGGGTAATCCCCAATAAATTATATCATTCAACTTACAACCACTATTATCAATCTTTGTTACAAAATTATCATTAATAAAAATATAAACATCATGCTTGTCATTTGTATTTTTTCTTATTTTATATCTTATTGTAAATCCACCATTATATTTGTTTCCTGTTTTTGTTACACCATAAAATTCTAAATTTGTATGATAAGGTTTTCCATCAATATCTCGGAATATATAACTTTTTGAATCAACTGACCCTCCACTAATATCATATCCATCACCACGTATTCCAAATAATATACCATCTTTTTCATTTTGTGTATTAGAATAACTAAAAACACCACTAGGGTCTTCAGTATTTTCCAAAAAAGAATCATTTAATACATATATTTCTAGTTCCCAATCATCGACATCATCTGCTTCACCACCATCAATTGATAAAAACTTAAGATTCTGTCCAAAATCTTTATTATCATTAATTTGTATAAGATAATATTGTGAATTAATATTATTGTAGAAAACACCATCCAATCTCATTTTTGAAACATAATTTATATAAAACTTTTTTCCAACATGACTAGCATTATCATATCTAAATCCTGGTTCATTAAAATTTGATAAATTTTCATATAATGTTATATTTCCATTTTGGCCTGTATGATATATTGGTGTTTCACTAATCCTTTTATCAGCAACAACACCTAAATAATTATCAGGCAAAGACCAAGCATTACTTTTTGATAAATTTATACTTGTTTCATCTTCCGGGAACCATAATATAAAATCTAAAAAAGTTTGTAAATCTGTATTACCATTTGAATCAACTATATTATCTTTTCCCAATGAAAAAAAATTTAATTTATTATTATTGTAAAATTTTAATAATTCTAAATGAGTAATATTTACAAATAATTTATTATGATTAATTTCATCTCTAATTATTAATGGTTTATCATTATCATACAAAAAATCCCTGTATGGTATGAAAACACTTTTAATACCTGATAAATCAGTTGTGTCTGATAAATAATCATTCCTATACCCAAATGTCCATTTACCAGGTAATAATTTCCCATTATTTTTTAAAATGTCTGAAAATTCCACAGATGATATATTAGAAAAACTTAAATCATATTCGTTTTTATTAAATGATAAATCTGTGTTTTTTAAATAATTATTATATCTATTACTTGGTTTTATTACAAATATAGCACTAATATCCTGTATAACATTATTATTTTTATAATAAACACCTAATTTTTTATATGATATTTTTTTTTCATTATCAAAAATTATAGTATATGAAATATCTAACACAGACATTATATATATTTAAAGAATAAATTTATATTAAATTTATTAACATTTCCATCTATTACCACATACAAGACAAGAAACAAATGTTGTCATTGGTTCATCAGCCGAACGTGTTTGTAATTGATAATATGTGCATTTTTTTTTTTTACATTTATAACATTTAAACTCGTCAGTTGCAGCTGAAAAATTTACAGATGTTATATTTTTATCTCTTTTTATTTTCGCATTAATTAATTTTTCCCATTTTTCAGGACACAATTCTTGATGTTTCATAAAAGATAAATCTTTCATTTTTATTTCCTTTTTTTTAATTTTCCTTATTAATTCTTTATTATTTTTAAAATTAATAAATAATGATTTAATTCTATCTAAATAAATTATAACAAAATATTTATTTTCCCATTTTCTTACAATATTTAATTTTGCAGCTTTTCGTATAGCAAAATTATATATACCTTTTTCTATATTTATTGATTTTTTTTCTCCAAAAAATGTATTAAATTTTTTAGAAATATTGTTTCTAAATATCTCACTATCGTTTATAATCATAATAATTTATTATAAAAAATAATATTTAAATAATTAATCAATTTATTGTTTTTTTCACTATCTTAATCACTATCATCTTCTTCATCATCATCTTCTTCATCATCTTCTTCATCATCATCTTCTTCATCATCTTCTTCATCATCTTCTTCATAATCTTCATCTTCTTCATCTTCTTCTTCATCATCTTCATCATCTTCATCATCATCTTCATCACTAATAAATTTATCTTCCTTTAAAGAGTTTTCTCCATTATCATCTTCACTTTCTTCACTTTCATCTTCATCACTTTCATCTTCATCACTTTCATCTTCATCACTTTCATCACTTTCATCTTCATCGATTTCATCTTCATCGATTTCATCTTCATCGATTTTATCTTTATCGCTTTTATCTTCATCGCTTTTATCTTCATCGCTTTCGCAACTTTCATAATCTTCTGAAAGAATGATATCATTAGAATCTACAGATTCTATATCTTCAAATTCTATATCATCATCATCAACTACAAATCCATCTGATTTATCGTAACCATGTTTAGTTAAATTTTTTGGGTCAACTTCTTCTTCTTCTTCTTCTTCTGAATCTTCAATATCTTCAAATCCACCAAATAAATGATTATATAATTTTTCAAACTCCTCATTATTACAATCTTTAATATTTTCTAATGTTATTTCTTCATCACTATGTTTTAACAAAACCATATTACCAAAATATAACTCTTCATCTATAGGTGGTGGTAAATCAAATTTATTTTCATTGCCAGCATTTCCACTGTTTTTTGAATATAACGAATAATACATATTTTCCATTTTCCAAGTATGTCTTTTGCAAAAATTATTTTCATTTGAAAATCCACATTTTTTATATATTTCATCTAGCGAAACTAACTTAAGATTGCTTGATTTTACTGCACCTGATTTTTTTATAATAATTAATTTTACCATTCTATTAATATAAAATTATGAATTGGTTTAAATAGTTTATAATATAAATTATTATTATGAGAAAAATTTATTTAAAAAATATAAAAAATATAAATGAAAAAACAATTAAAAAATTAAATAATAAATACAAATATGATTTCAAAAAAGAAAAAAAAATATTAACAAATAATGGGTATTATAAATTTATTAATAATATATTATATAAATTTAATATTAATTTAAAAATAAATTCTGAAAATGAAATGTGTTTTAATATAATTGAAAATTTAAAAAAAGAAAATATTTTACAAATACCATATGATAATATTGAAGTAATAATTGAAAAAAAAATTTATACAATAAATGATGAAACAACTTTAATTTTTGAATATTATAAAGATAAAATAAATGATTTCTATATTATATCAAAAACAAAATTAAATATTGATGATTATATTTTTAAAGAAGAAATAAGTTATATAAAAAATTTGTTAATATAATTATTATATAATATGTTTTTTTGGATTATAAAACAAATAATTATATCGTTTTTATTTATTTTTACTTTACATCATATTTTCAATTATTTTAAAAATAATTTAACTGTACCGAAAATAAAAGATTTAATAAAAAAACCAACAGAACAATATAAGGCAATTTATGAAACTGAAGAAAAATCTTTAGATAAAGAAACAATGAAAAATGAATTAAAAGATTATTTGAAAAATCTTTCAAAAACTAGCACTACTACTAAATTGGAAAATGTAGGAGATGTATTTAGCGATAATAATAATAAATTTACAAATTATTAAAATGATTATTAAATAAATTTTAAAATCTATATAAATGGATTTTTAAATTATCTATATATAATGAATTATAATGAGAAAAAATTTTTATTGAGTAAATTTCCACAAGTAGAACTTTGTTATGAAAAAAAACTTCATAATAAAGTCCGCAATATTGATTATTATATAACTATACCATTTGGAAAAAAATACTTTGCTTGGTTTAAAAATTATAATAATAAAAATTATTTATTTATTTTAGAAATTGATAAAAATAAAAATAAAATAAATTCAATTGTTCCAACATTTGGTTGTTTTAAAAATAATTTATGTTTTGGTAAAGGCACCATTTTATATGGGACAATTTTTAAATATAAAAATAACAATTTCTTCAATATTGAAGATTGTTTATACTATAAAAATAAAGATTTATCTGATTTTACAAATCTTGATAAATTAAAAAAAACTAGAGATTTATTTAACAATATAAAACAAAAATCATATAACAATAATCAAATCATTTTTGGATTACCTAATATGACAAATAAACATTCAGAAATAAATAAAATAATTAATGATACTCCTTATAAATTATATGCCATTCAACATAGATTTTTAACAAAAAACATTGACATTTTTTACAACGAACAAATAACAAATTATAACATTTTTGCCAATTTTTTAATAAAACCGATGATAGCACCAGATACATATAAAATTATTGCCTTAAAAAATCATAAATTAATAGAACATTCATATTTATTAATTTCAAGTTATAATAAAAGCGTTTTTATGAATAAGTTATTTAGAAATATAAAAGAAAATGAAAATTTAGATTATATAGAAGAAAGCGATGATGATGAAGAATTTGAAAACATTTCCGAAAATAAATTTATTTTAAAAAAAGAATATATTTTTAGATGCGTTTTAAATAGAAAGTTAAAATTATGGGAACCTGTAGAAATTATTAAAGATAAAATTTCAAATTTAAATGATATTTTAGAAATAGAAAAAAATAATTAATATATATATATATGCCCGTAGAAAGTAGTTTACTCGGAAATACAAATAATACTTTTCAAAATACAAGTAATGCAAAAGTTTTAAACAGAGGATGTGATTCTCTTCAAGGTAGTGACATTCAGGGTGGTGGTGGTGGTTATAGTAATACATTTAAGTCTCTTGAGGAAGACTCTAACAATAACATGGGTAGAGGATATAGTTCGAGTGAAAATTATTCTGATTGCAACAAACAGAGTGGTGGTTCAAAACTTGGTACTGCATCTCATGCCACCAATAGATTTAATCATTCATTTAGTGGTGGTTATGGTTATGGCAAAGAAGGAGCTGCAGTTGCTCATCAGCTTAAAGGGAGTTATGCTGCTATGACACAACAGAATGATATGAATTCATGCAGTGGTGGTAGAAAACGCAAGAGAAAGTCCAAGAGAAAGTCCAAGAGAAAGCCAAGAAAATATCGCAAAAGAAAGTCCAAAAGAAAGCCCAAAAGAAAGTCCAAAAGAAAGCCAAAGAGAAAGTCCAAAAGAAAGTCCAAAAGAAAACCAAAGAGAAAGCCCAAGAGAAAGCCAAGAAAATCGCGTAGAAGGTCAAGAAAAACGATTCAAAAAGGTGGTTCTTCTATCTCATATTCTTCCATAAATACAGATCTAACTGGCAATGATGCTAGAATTTTAGGAACAAATTCAGCATTATCTAGCGATGCAAATTGTGGAGATGGATACAATCATTATACCGGGGGTAGCGAAAAAACCCTTTATTAAATTTTATAATTTTAATGCTTTTTTCTTGTTACGTTAGACATTCTCTTTTTTTTAGGGTCACATGGAACAGCAAAAAATCCACAAAAAACGTTGTAAATACCCCGTTTGGCTTTTAATGGGTCTTTTATTAATTGTTTTTTACAATCGAGATTTGTTACTTTTCTCCATCCATTTTTATGGCTCCATATTCCATTACTATCTTGTCTATAAAAATGGAATTCTCTTCCTTTATCATTTTTAAACAATGCAACTCTATAATAATTTTTTGGACATTTAAAATTACTGTTTCTTTCTTTTGTATATTTTATAGACGGTGAATCTAGTAAAACACCATTTACCATATCTTCACAATTAAATGGTTTTGTAAATGCATAACCAGCAGCTTTTCCGGGTCTCGCCCACAAAAATTCCCATTTTTTCTTATAACTTTTTTCTTTCTTTTTTAATGTTTTTTTACCATTATGATATTCTCTACATCTTCTTACAAGTCTATTATTAATTTTATTTAAAGAATACATATAACAATTATGACTTTTTGTTAAAAAAAAATCATTATTCCATTTTTTAGGTTCCCATTTAGGTAGAGACATTTCTTAATATTTAATTATATTTTAATTTGTTTATAAATCAATTAAACATTTACCTATTAATAAAGGTTCAGTTTGAATACTTATTGTATTTTTACTATTTTTAGTATTTTTACTATTTTTAGTATTTTTAGTATTTTTACTATTTTTACTATTTTTTTTTGATATTTTTTTTTCAGAATCAAAAATGCAATCCCATTTACCATCTAAATAATCAATATTTGTTGTTGTTAATATTTTAAATTTTTGCTTTTTATAAAATGCTCTTCTTTTTTTCCAATGTCTTTGAAATAAAGGATGCTGGTCCAAAATATCATATACCTCCGTATTATCATGCTTCATTCTTAAAATTCTACCAACCGCCTGCGTTACATCCACCCTAGGCGTCGCCATTAATAATGTTGTTAATGTCTTTATATCCAACCCTTCTTCAGCCATTGCATATGTTGCTATAATAACTTTTTTTCCTTCACTGATTTTTAAATCTTTTGCCTTCATCCCCCCTACATAATAACCAACTGAAGAATAGTTTCTATGTTTTATAGCATCGTGTAAATATTTTAAAACGGATTTATTATGTGCTAAAATCATTATTTGAGCTTTATTTTCAGTATCTCTATCTATAATATCTTTAATAACTTTTAAAATAAACTCGCTTCTATCATTAAATTCGCATATTTTTTTTATCATTGTTGTATATTTTACTCGACCTCGCCAATCATACACAACTTCATTGAATTCTTCATTATCAGATATATAATTTATTCCTTTAACTGTTACTTTATCTTCACCTTTTCTTTCTATTTTACAAACAACTTCTCCTAAAAACATTTTTATAACATGTGTTAATCCATCTTTTCTTTTTACGGTGGCCGATAACCCCAACATATATTTTGATACGACCTTAAATAATGCTCGACTAAAAACTTCAGAACTAATATGATGGCATTCGTCAATAATGGTCAAACCATATTCGTTAAATAGCTCTTGTGGATATTCTTTCATACTTAAACTTTGTAACATACAAATTACAATATCTTTATCTTCTACATCAATAACTTGGGCTTGAATTTTACCAACCCGTGCATCAGGTAAAAATTGTTCAATTCTTTCAATCCATTGTCTTAACAAAAATTCTTTATGAACAATAATTAATGTTTTTAAATTTATACGTGAAATGATGTTTAATCCAAGGCAAGTTTTACCGAAACCCGTATGAAGAGCTAATAGACCACCACCATTTGTTTTAATATGTTCCATGTATTTTTTGACAACCGGAACTTGTTTAGGTCTCAAAGAACCTGAAAATTTTAAATTAATTTTTTTTCCTTCTGATACTCTCACTTCTTCAGGTTCGCCATAATTTTTATATCCATAAAATCTGGGTAAATATATTTTTTTTTGAGATTCTCTATAAACAGGAAATGATGTTGGTTGTTGAGGTGAATTTTTAGGAACATATGGAGAAACTGTTAATTCTTTCCTTATTAATTCTTGTTCCTCAACTTCTAAATTTTCTTTATAAATGGTATAACCTTTATTTCCAAAATAAGTTGCTACCTTTTCATCCATTATATAAATTTTTAAGAATCTTTTTATATATTTTTAATAAACATTCAATTTTTATTTTTATTTTTAAACATAAAAATAAAAAATATTAGTTTATCATATATGAATAAAGTATTAAAATCATTAATGCGTGAAAAACATCATTCATTGTTAGCTATATTATTAGCATTATTTATTATTATTGATGTAAAAATACCATTTCAACTTGCCAATTTAATTGATACTATTGTTGGTAAAACTGTTGTTGTCATTATTATATTTGCCCTTTTAACATTTAATAAATTTGTAGGTACATTAGCTATTGTTGCCGGATATATGCTTGTTATGAGGTCAATGAATATGGCGGGGAATTCAAATATGCGATTTTTAGATACTGAAAATAATAAATTTAGTAAAATGAATAAAATGAATGTAAAACATACCCGTACAGTTGAAGAAGATGTTATTGATAATATGTTACCCCGGGTAGCAAATGAACATGTTAAATCAAGTGATTTTAAACCAATACAGGGTAATTTACATGAAGCTGAAAAATTATAATTTTTTGATTTTATTTTTTTTTAATTTTTATAAAAATTAAAAAATAACTAACTTAAACTTGCACTTCTGGTAACAATCGCTTCATCGCCTAACATTTTACCTAGACTTTTAAAAATAAAACTATGAAGAAAAACCATAGCACCAATTAAAATACCAACTATTAATATTAAATAAAACATATTTTTTACATTGGGGCTAATACTACTAAATGAACCTTTAACCCAATCTAAACGGCTACCACAAACAGAATCGCCATTTTCATCTTCTACTGGCGTACAAATTAAAGGTAACGTTTCATTACTACTTTTTAATCCAGGACCATTTTTTGTCCCACGATAATCAAAAAAAGCGTTTAATGGACTAATAGTTTTTATTATAAAATTTTTACTATTTTTCATAGAGTTGGTGTGTGTATTATTTAATTCTTTTATCTTATCTAAATTTACATAATCGTTAATTCCAAAAATTTCTTCTAATTTTTGATAATCTTCGTTTTTTATAGTTAAAACTTTTTCAAAAAAAATCATATTAGCTTGACTTTTACAACCAGTGCCCAGGTATGGTGCCGCTGCTTTATATGAAATAAAACAAGCTTGTGGTATAATATCATTAAAATTAAAATTATTTACACTTATTTCTTGATTAATTTCTCTGCTATCTTCACTATTTGTTATAAATCCTGCAAATTGACTAAACAACTTTGCTGATTTTGATGACGTATTTTCTTTTTTTATAGGAATAAATACAAATAATAGTTTATTTTCTCTATTCATAAAAATTAATAAAACTTCCATATCCATATGTTTCCCATCATATTTATTAATAGATTTCATGAAAAATACTGATGTTAATAAATCTAATTTACCCATTGTTGGCATATGAGCTATAGCTTTTTGTCCATTTGATATCGAAAAACTTCCTTTTAAATTACCTTCATTTATATTTATTTTACTTATATAATTGAAATCATATGTAAAACGTGATAAATTTTTACTTAATTTTAGTGTATTACCTTTATTAATATCTATAGGAATTTTATTATTATTACCTTCGCAAGCCATTTATATATAATTAATTATATAATATTTATAAATTAAACAAAATTATTTTTAATATATATTTAATATAAGTAAATTATGACTTTATCAAAAAATAGATTAAAAAATATATTAAAAAAAAATAAAGTTCAAACAAAAAAAAATTTAAAAAAAGATAGAAAGAAAAATAGAAAGAAAAAAAACAGTTTTAGAAAGAAAAAAATTAATATTAGAAAAAAATCCATAAAACAATATAGAAAACGATTTGCTAAAAAGAAAAGAAAAATTTATATAAAAGGTGGTGGAAGTAATAGTTTATACAATGAAAAAATGTATAAACTTTTAAATAATTTTATGATTAAAAATAAGTCAGGAGATATCCCTACCATTAATGATGAAAATAATTCAGAATTAAAATATTATAATTTTGATTTTATATTAATAGATGAAAAGGATAATCAGCAAATTTTAGATGCATCCGAGATTGAAAGAGAATTTGACGACAAAGCAAAAACAGATGAAGAAATTGCCGATGAAAAACTCAAAAATAAAGACATTAAAGACGATAAAAATATTGATGGGAGCACTAAAAAACAAATTGAAAAAGGTATGGAAACATGTAAATCACATGTATATGTTGTTAATAGTGAAAACCCCGTTGCTTTTACAGATAATTGTAAAGATGGAAAAGAAATGGATAATTGGTTTAAAGAAATTTTTAATAGTATTTAAACTTCATTGCTAAATTTTTTTGTATCATTTTCATATGATTTATTATACATTTTAACTAAAAAAGATTTAGCAATGATTTTTTTTTTTATTTTTTTTTTGGAAATTTCTGTTTTAAAATCAATTAGAATTAAAATGATGCTATCAACTTTTGCTACGATTTTTTTTTCATCAGAATATGTTTTTTTTAAATTATATAATCCAGGAATTATTCTATTAATTAATTTTTTTATATTATTTGATAATTTTTTATAATAAATACTATTAAATGATTGAACTTCTATTTTTATTAAATCTAAATATTTTACAAATTTTGTAAAATCTTTATCTAAATAACCAAACGTTTTTTCCCTATTTTCGTTATACCACCATCTTGATAATTTTTGATACATATTATTATTATAAATACAATATTCCCCTTTTATCATTAATTTTTTTTTTCTTTTTTGTTTTAATTCTTGTTCCTTTTTTTCTAATTCTTGTTCCTTTTTTTCTAATTCTTTTTCTAATTCTTGTTCTAATTCTTTTTCTAATTCTTGTTCTGTTTCCTTCGTTTCCTTTTGTTCTGTTTCCTTTTGTTCAGTTTCTTGTTCCTTTTTTTCTAATTCTTGTTTTTGTTCCTTTTTTTCTAATTCTTGTTTTTGTTCCTTTTTTTCAGTTTCTTGTTTTTGTTCCTTTTTTTCAGTTTCTTGTGCAGTTTTTCCTATTTTCATACCTTCTTTTAAATTAAATAAAATTTCAAATTTTGAATCATAATTTTCTAAAATTTCTTTATAATCATCTAAAGAAAGATTATCATTATTTCTAAAAAAATCCATTATAATATAGAGTTTTAAAAAAAATATACAAATTTATTTTAATTTTTTTGTTAAAATAAATTAAATATATGGTATATATTCTGGGGTATTATTTTCATATATCGTTGCTTTAAAAGCATCATTGTAACCTTCAACGAATACACTATCACCATTAAAAAGTTCATCACAACCATAATCACCAGTACAACTTTTTCCATTCTTACTTATTGGTAATTTTACACTATTATTTTTATCACTTAAAGTATAAAATTGCCATTTCTGTCTATTTGAATACATGGGTCTTCCCATTAAAGGTAATATTGTTTCTTCTCCGTTTAATCTAGTTAAAATACCTATTTGTTTCCATTGTGTTCTTGGCCCACGTGTTGGGACATTTATTGGTATGCCTCGTGGGTCAGCGCTATCTTTCGGAAAATAATTACCATCTCTATGTGGTGGTAAATAAGGATTTGATAAAATATCACCGGGGTGATTAGATAATCTTGCACCTAATTTTGGTAAAACATTAAAATGAAATCTATTTCTAAAAGGATGTTCTAAAAATCTTTTTAAATAACTTGGTTTATTTTCATTTACTAGAGAGATTTTATAAACACTTTGCGTCATTACGTATAAAAATATACTAAATATTATTATTAAAAATACAATTGTTGTATTTTCAATACAAAAAACACCGGGTGGACATTTCCTAGCCATACTTATATAATAGGATTAAATTTATTTTTTACCTAACATTTTTTTCACACCTAACATTTTTTCCATGCCACCCATATTTCCCATACCCTTTAAAGTTCCCATCATTTGTTCTGCTTGTTTCATCATTGGCCCCATACCTTTTATAGAGTCCATTAAATTTTTCTGCTGGTCAATTAATTTTGATGTTTCCCCTGTTAAACCTTTAATACCATCAGTACCTAACATATTTTGAAGATTATCATATGCTTGTTCTAGTGTTTTTGAATGATCTATTCTGTCACCTTCAGAATCATCATCATCATTTCCACCATCTACTCTAGATGGTTTGCTTGATGGTATGGATTTATTGTTGAACCCTGATTTTTTTGGACAATCTCCACTATCATTTTCCCAACAAAACATTGGTTTTGGTTCGCAATCTTTTTGTAAAACATCGCTATCACCATCTCTCACATACTTACCATCAGAGTTTTTCTTCCAACATTTTCTTTTCTCGTTGGTTTCCATTCCTTCTTCTTCCATCCCTTCTTTTGTAGCCATACCGTCTTTGTCCTCTTCTGTGAAACCTTCAATGTTTAATTCTCTTCTGTTAAGAAAAACAGAAACTATAATCGCAGTTCCTAAAGTAATAGTCATGTTTTTAGTGAAGAACGATGTTAAAAGTCCAATGGCAATGTACATTGCCAAAGCATTCCAATTAGATTTTGAAATATATACTAATGCTAAAGTAATTGCTGCTAAAAGAACAACGTAAGAAACAACCTTATTTTTCAATAAAGAAGACTTTTCAAGGCTTTTCAACGTTTTCTTTAATGTTTTTCCAACTTTTAATGATTTTTTTGCCATTTATATACATAATACATAAAAAAACTTATTTGTAAAAATTAAATATTATTTACCAAAATTAAATATTTATTTACCAATTTTTTAAATTTTTATTTTGAAATTATTATTATTTTTAATTAAAAATAATAATAATTTATTGTCCCATGTTTTTCAAAGCATCCATTACACCACCTATATTCGAACCTTTCATATTGGACACCACATTTTCTAATAAATCTTCTGCTTTTTTTGTATCTGCCTGTGCATCTTTTTTTTTTTGACACGTCACACCATCTTTTCCTAGTTCTTCGTCCTCTTTACATTTTTTATCTAACGAGCCTGCCAATTTATGCACCGCAGTAGCAGCAGCTTCCTCTGGATTCATAGCTTCTTCAAAGTTTTCTTTTACTTGATTGCAACCAAAAACAAAATTGGCTACAAATAACCCAGCTAATAAAGCAATAACATTATTTTTGGCGTAACATTTTGTTGCGTATGCAACCGCGGCAAACATAACGATACAATGCCAAGAACGCATACTAAAATATCCAAGAACATTCAATATTGCTAAAAGACAAACAATATAAAAAACATATTTATTTTTTGTTAAGCTTACTAAACTCTTTTTCATTATAATATTACTTTATAAAAAAAATATAATCTCCTAAATATTTTTTTCAAAATTAATCTTATTTCTTTTTTTTCTTCTTCTTTTTTTTTCTTTTTTTTTTTTCTTCTTTTCCAAGAACAAATCCACCATTTTGTTTTTTTTGTTTCTTTGGTTTCTTTTTTATAGTTTTTTTCTTTTTTATAGTTTTTTTCTTTTTTCTTCTTTTTTTTTTAAGGGAAAAACTGAATATATTATCAAATATCATATAAATATTACTTATATTTTATAAATTTTTTTTTGTTTTTTAATTTTTTCTAATAAATTTTTCAACTCATTTTCTAATTCATTTTTTAAAAATAAATTTTCCTCGTTTTCTATATTTTTTTCTAAATATTTTTTCAAATTTTCCAACGCCAAAATCTCTTCTTTCATTTTCTTTTTTTTTTCTTCAAAAATATTCTTACATCTATTAATCAAATATGAATAATCTTCTTCAGAATTTTCTATATATTTTAGTATTTTCGATAATCTATTATACTCATTATCTATAATACTATCCATATAATACATAATTCATAATTATTTTTTAAATTACTAATGCATAAATGATTGTAAAAATCAATATAAATATAAATATAAAAATATATTTATTATAAAATATTTAAATCTAACAGAATAATATTTAGAAATGTCGAAAAATAATGAAATCCTTCTTACTGAAAACCCAAACCGTTTTGTTATGTTCCCACTAACTGACCAGTCAATATGGAAAGCTTACAAGAAACAAATGGACTGTTTTTGGAGAGCCGAAGAAATTGATTTTTCTTCCGATATGGCACACTGGAAAACATTAAATAAAGATGAAAAACATTTTATTAAGATGATATTAGCTTTCTTTGCGGCAAGTGATGGTATTGTTATAGAAAATTTAGGTATGCGTTTTTTAAGTGAAGTTCAATTACCGGAGGCGAGGGCCGCGTATGGCTTCCAATTAATGATGGAGGGCATCCATTCGGAGACTTATTCACTACTCATAGATACATATATTAAAGAAAAAGAAGAAAAAACGAAATTATTTCAAGCTTTGGATAATTTTCCATGCATTAAAAAAAAAGCAGATTGGGCTAAAAAATGGATTAACGATAAAAGAAGTAGTTTTGGTACCAGATTATTGGCTTTTGCGTGTATTGAGGGCATTTTTTTCAGTGGTTCGTTTTGTTCTATTTATTGGTTAAAAAAACGCCAATTAATGCCCGGTTTAACATTTTCAAATGAATTAATTAGTAGAGATGAAGGAATGCATACTGATTTTGCTGTGCTTTTATATTCAAAATTAAATAAAAAAGCCAAAAAAGCAAAAGTTCATGAATTATTCAAAGAAGCTGTTGAAATAGAAAAGGAATTTATATGTGAAGCTTTACCATGTAAATTAATTGGAATGAACTCAAATTTAATGAGTAATTATATTGAATTTGTTGCTGACCGTTTATTAGTACAACTTGGTTATCCAAAATTATTTAATACATCTAACCCATTTGATTTTATGGAAATGATTAGTTTGCAGGGGAAGACAAATTTCTTTGAAAAAAGAGTTGGAGATTATAGTTTGTCTAGTGGCGACCATAGCAAAGCTTCATTTGATTTAGATATGAATTTTTAATAATATTTAGTATTATATATATATTCATATGTTAGGACTTATATTAACAATTTTAGTTATAATAATTCTTTTAGCTGGGGTTATTTATTATGTTTCAGTTAGAAATAATGAGATGAATGACAAATATGTTAATTCATTAACAAAATATAATAATTTTAAAAAAAATGCATTTGGACACATAACTAATTCTTTAAAAGAAATCGATTATTTAAACAGAAAAACGGGGTCTTTAGGAAGCAATAAAGATTCAACATGTTATAGAAGTGAGGGTAATATAGTAAAGGGTTGTGAATGCCACGACAGCTGTTCTACATGCGGTTATAGTAATAATCCCAATGGTATTAACCAATGTTTAAAATGTAAAAATGGAAATGAAGTAAATTCTTTGTATAATAATGGCGCTGGTTGGTGTGGTTCTTTTAATGAAAAAGGAGAAGTAATAACTTCTACCCCATCCATAGATGCTACTTTTTCGAATAATGAAGCTTCAGCTAATGCTACTACCGCTACTACCGCTACTGCAACTTCCGCTACTGCAACTTCCGCAAGAGAAATGACATGCAATGAGCGATTTGCTAGAATGTGTGCTTCTTCTTCTGATTGGGTCGAATGTTTAGAGAAGAATAAACAATCGTTAGTTTTAGCTGGTTGTAATATTACATTAGAAAGTGATGGTTCGTCATCTGGTTCGTCATCTGGTTCTGCAGCAGATACTGGTATGGTAAAAAAAGATTTTTTAAACTTGTTAAACCCAAAAATGTTAGCAAATGAATTTTTACAATCGTCCAATTCTAAATTTAAGCTTTTAATTGAAAATAACGGACAAATAATTATTGAACATAAAAATGGTACTCAAAAATGGTCTGCGCAAAGAACATCTTTGAGTACATTTAATGGTCCATATTATCTTGAATTTAATTCTTCATTTAATTTAATTTTATATGATAAAACAAGTAGAGAAGTTTGGAATTCTGAAACTCCTACTGACCAATTTTCTCCCGGGCCAAATGTAAAAGTATTATTAGATGATAATGGTATTTTACAAATTTTTGACAATGGTGAAAATAAAAGATGGGACTCTGAAACATATACTGCTACTTTATCAGGAAATGCTGGTAGTTCAAGTGCAAGTAGTTCAAGTGCCAGTAGTTCAAGTGCCAGTAGTTCAAATGCTGGTAGTTCAAATGCTGGTAGTTCAAATGCTGGTGGAGTTCCTGCGAATGCACCAACAACAACAACATTAAATGTTTTTGGTCATGCAAAAAATCAAGCATGTCCTACAAATACAATGAATAAATACATTGTTGATGGCGCAGATGCTAATAATATAGCTTGTTCTAATAACCCAACAAATATTAATAATGCTTGTGCTTTAAAAGGTTATAAAGCTTCAAATAATATGTTACCAAGATGCTATCCTCTCCAAATTGCAAAAGGTTCTGACGGGAAATTATATACATGTTCTGGTGGAACGGGAACTGTTAATTCCAATGGAAAAACAGTAAATAATTATATCATTACTACCAGTAAAAGTACAACGAATGGTTTAAAATGTTATAAATTTAAAAATGGTAGTTATAAATCAGATCCAACTGGTACAATAGCAATCTAAATAAATTTAGTTTTATATTAAAAGAAATTCATTTATAATATAAAATGAAAATAGCATTTATTACAGGAATTACAGGTCAGGATGGTTCGTATTTGGCCGAATTATTGTTAAAAAAAGAATATAAGATATATGGCATACAAAGAAGAACTTCTTTATTTAATACTACAAGAATTGACCATATTCGTGAAAAAATTACTATGCGGTATGGCGATTTATCAGATGGTGCCGGTTTATCTAATTATATAAATCAAATTATACATGATAATAAAGATTTTGAAGTATTTGAAATATACAATTTAGCTGCACAAAGTCATGTAAAAATTAGTTTTGAAATTCCAGAATACACAAGTGATATTGATGGTATTGGTGTTATGAGATTATTAGAAATTATTCGAACACTCCCAGAAAAGATTCAAAATAGAATTAAATTTTATCAAGCAGGCACAAGCGAATTATTTGGAAAAGTATTAGAAACACCTCAAATAGAAACAACACCCTTTAACCCTATTTCACCATATGCCGCTGCAAAACTGTATGCTTATCATATAGTTAAAATATATAGAGAAGGTTATGGTCTTTTTGCAACCAATGGTATTCTTTTTAATCATGAATCGCCTCGTCGTGGAGAGAATTTTTTAACTATGAAAGTAGTAAATGGGGTTAAGGATATACAAAATGGGGATAAAGATTTTATTTCATTGGGAAATATATATAGTAAACGTGATTGGGGACATGCAAAAGATTATGTAAAAGGAATGTGGCTTATGATGCAACAAGATAAACCTTCTGATTATATTTTAGCTACAGGTGAAACATATACTGTAAAAGAATTTGTAAATAAAGCTTTTTTATTTAAAGGATATAAATTAACATGGACCGGTGAAAAAGAAAATGAAATCGCAAGAGACAAAAATGGTATTACACGAGTTAAAATAGACCCAAAATATTATAGACCATGTGAAGTAGATTTATTATTAGGCGACCCCACAAAAGCTATTAAAGAATTAGGTTGGAAAAGAGATTATGATACTTTGGATAAATTAATTGTTGATATGTTTGATGATTACATTGTTTGATAATTAATTTAATATAAAATACATATAAATTTTTAATTATATGTATTTTATAAATGATTACAACTCATTTAATGGGTGGATTAGGAAATCAATTATTTCAAATTTTTAATTGTATCGCATATGCTATTAGACATAAAGAACAATTTAAGTTACCTCTTATAAAACGCGATATGAAATCGGCAGAAGGGGCGTTAAGACCTACCTATTGGGATACTTTTTTTAAGCGATTAAACCCGTTTTTAATAAAAGATATACCGAAGGATATTTTGGTTTATCAAGAAAAATCGTTTCATTATATTGAAATACCAGAAATAAAGAATCAAACATTTTTGTTTTGGGGATACTATGCTTCTTACAAATATTTTAAGGATAATTTTAAAATTATAAAAAAAATGATTGGAATAGAAGGAATGAAAAGTAAATTGCGAGAGAATTTTGACTTCAATGATTGTATTTCTATGCATTTTAGACATGGAGATTATAAAAACATTCAAGATTCACACCCAATAGCATCAAATCAATATTATATAGATGCCATTGCTCATATTATTTCAAAAACAAAAGATAATTGGAGGATTTTATATTTTTGCGAAGAAAAGGACAACGCGGCAATAAATATAAAAATAAAAATATTAAAAAGAAGATTTAAAAATTTGAAATTTATCAAAGGAGATGATAAACTTGCAGATTGGGAACAAATGTTGTCGATGTCCTGTTGCGAACACAATATAATAGCGAATAGCACATTTAGTTGGTGGGGTGCCTATTTTAATGATAGTAAAGACAAAATAGTGTGTTATCCGAGTCAATGGTTTGGACCGAAACTTGCTGATAAAAACACGAAGGATATTTGTCCGGAAGAATGGGTGAAAATATAGTTTTTCATTATAAAATAAATTAAACATTGTTTAAAATATATAAATTATAATGTTAGTAAATATAATATTAGCTCATAGAGATAGTATCAAATTTATGGAACAACAAGTTACATTAATTAGAAAACATTTTAAGGTAAATGATGGATCCCAAATAAAAATTTATGGCTATGTAGATGGACATAGTATAAATAATAGAAAAATAATGTTTGGTAAATGGAAACAATTAAATGTAGAACCAATTCAAGTTCCTGATATTTTCAATGGTAAGTCAAGACAAAATTGTTCTGCAAGTGAATCTTTTGGCATTGCTTCACAATGGGTATATGAAAATTATATAAAAGATAACACTACCGATATTTTTGTTTGTATGGAAAATGATATTTTCCCATTTAAAAATATAAATATCGAAGAATATGTAAAAGATTATGAAATTTGCGGAGAAGTTAGATTTAATGCGTTGCATTTACCAGATAGAATGAATCATTTTTGGCAAGGATTTATTATTTACAATAAATCATTAATGGAAAATAGTAATTTATGGTCTTCTTTATATAATTCCAATATAAAATGTTTATATAATTCCAATCATTATTGGATTGATACCGGTGGAGAAAGTTATTTTTGGATAGAAAAAGATAAAAAAAATAGAAAAATAAGACAAATGGTAACAAATGGTAATGAAAAATATGATGGATTTTCTTCTTTGAAATGCACACCACATAATATAACTACTGATATAGAACATTTACCTCAAATTTTTCGAAAAAATTATAACCCTCGTTTTAGAGTTCTTGTTTACGATAATTGTTTATTACACCTTGAACGCATGGGGAAAGAAAATGATAATGAAAAAACACTCTGGTGGAACAATGCTTATAATGCTATTTTGAATAATTAACTCAATAATTCATTTAATAGTGAAGAATCTCTTTTTAAATTTATTGAAACAGCAGATGGATACGGATTAGTAGTTGAATAATCATTTATTAAAAATCTTTTACAATGTAAAAGATTAAAAATTATATTATTATATGGTATATCATATTTTTTTAGCTGGGAAACTGTGATATCTCTATATTTATCTTTTCTGGCAGTTGTTAGAAAAATTTGAACCTTTCCAGTTTTATACAATTTTTTAATTATATTTATATTTTTTAGGATTGGTTCTGTTTCTCCCCATTTTGGTAAAAAAAATTCACTTGAATTATAAAATAAGGTACCGTCAATATCAATAAATAACGTTTTGAACCCAGATAAATAATTTTCCCATTCTTTTTGTGTTCCCCAATCAATATATTTTTCTATTTTGTTTATTAAAAAAATATGTTTTTCCAGTAAAAGTACATGTATAATATGAGAAATATATAATTCGGTTTTTGATATATTTGCAATATTTATACATTTTTTAAAATATTGTTTAAAAATATTAGCATCTAAAAATGAATAACCACCAACACATACTTTATTGGAAATAATTTGTTTTTCACAAATATTAATAATTTCATTAGTAGAATTTATTTCTATAAAACTTTTATTATGTATTTCATTTATAGGATTATTATTGTTTATACATAAACCACAAACATAATTACCCTTTGTTATTATATGTTCAAAGTAATTATCACAATCTTTTATAAATATAGGACCATTAATATTAAAGTGTTGTAACATTTTATAAGTAGTTTCAGATTGACTTTGTGTATATTCATTAATAATTAATATGTGAATTTTTTTTTTTGTAAACGAAAATAAGCTTTTTATATCACAACCATTACAAAATTTATCAATATGTTCTTTTAAAAAACATATATATATATCACCGACATTACACAAATCCAACCCTTTTAAACATTCTTGTATCATTAAACTACCATTTGGACAAGTTTTTAACCACTTGGGTTTTCCTTTAAATCTACTAGACCTACCCGCACAAGGTATAATTAAAGAGATATTCATTATAAAGAAATATAAAAATTTAGTTTTATATATATATCAATATTTATATAAAAATGTATTTTTATATTTATACATGATTAAAATAAAGGGTCACTCAAATTTTAAAGTTGAAGTTAAATTAATAAACGGTACTTATTATATTTTAAAAAGTAGTGATGAAGAAAATTCTCTTAGATTGGAAAAGCAGATAAAAAAACAAAAAATGTTATTCAACAACAACTTTTTAATAAATTGTAATATTCCTGAAATTTATAAAAAGGAAAAAGATAATAATAGAATAATATTTCGTATGGAATATGTTAAAAATTCAATTAATATGATAGATTTTTTATCAAAGGATAATAATATAAAGGTTGATTGGCTCTTCAATAATATTACAACAATAATAGATAGTTATATAAATAAATGTCAAAGTAAAAAAATTAATATAAGTATTTTAAAAAATAAAATAACAAATGTTACACAAAATATAACAAATAATTTAGTTTGTAAGTCAAAAATGAATCAAATAGAAAAATATTTAAAATATATTAACACAAATATTCATACAATATCTAATGTTTATTTTCCAGTTGGCACATGTCACGGAGACATGACATTTTCAAATTTACTAATTGATACAAATAACATGAAATTATACCTAATAGATTTTTTAGATTCCTTTATAGAATCTCCATTATTTGATATTATAAAGATAAGACAAGATACTTGTTTTAATTGGACTATTAATATGTGTGATTTTTATTTTGATAAAAATAAAACATTATTAACTTTAAAGTTTATTGATGATAAAATAGACAAATATTTCTGTAAATATAATTGGTATACAAAAATGTATAAATATTTTCAAATTTTGAATATATTACGGATAATTCAATATTGTAAAAATAATAAGGTAAGAGATGTGTTAATAAGTTATTTGGAAATTTTACATTGATTACAAAATATATAAATTATAAAATACATATAAATATAATTATTTATTTGATTATAAATGAATAATTATATTAATATTTCTGTTGGATTTCAATGTACTACTGCTGAAATTTTAAAAAAAAAAAATCAAAGGACAAGTAGTTTCCCATTTGATTGGATTTTAAGTAATCCAAAAGGTATTTTTAACTTATTAACAAAATTAATGACGATTGATGATATAAAAAACTTTGTAATAAATGAATTTTTATATTGTAAATCATATTTGAAATTTATAAAACCAGAAGAATTCATTACGGTGAATATTTCCAATATTTTTTATAATGAGAAATATAATTTTATATTTCCACATGAATCTGTTATTAATGATGATATTATAAACAAATATGTGCGAAGATTTACAAGATTAAAAGATATCATTGAAAATGATGAACAAAATATTCATATTTATTTTGTTAATAGATTAAATAATATGAATTTTAAAATAGATAATAAAAATATTTTATGCAATATAGAAGATGATTTAAATAACCTTTACAATTTTTTTTATAAATATAAAAAGGATAAGTTGTTATTTACAATAATAACTACAAATAACATAGATATAACAAAAATAGATAAAAATATAAAAACACACATATTGAATACAAAAAGTGATAGTTTAACAGATACAGAAATTATGAATAGTTTAATAGACAAAAAATATACATTTATTACAGGAAAAGATGGGTTTGGAGGACAATACCAAAGAATTATACAAACTATGATTTATTGTAAACATCATAACCTAAATTTTGTGTATAGACCTATAAAAAAAATGGAACATAATTATAATAATGATACAAAGTATATTGATAATATTGAAAAATTAATGAATATTAAAAATAAGGTAGAAAATGATACAAATAATGAAGCAGAAGAACTAGATTATGGTTCTGTTGTTATGAAATGGTTTGAAAAAAATATAGATATTGCTTGTAATTCAGAAGATTTGAGATTGATAAAAAGTTATTTTTGGCAAAATAAAGAAAGAAATGTATTTAACAACGATAAAATTAATGTATCTGTTCACATTAGAAGAAAAAACCAACATGATGTTTTATTGGGTCATAATGATAGTGTTGGAGGGAGAGCAACCAGTAATGATTATTTTTTAAACATTATTGAACATATAAGAAAAAAAGATAAAAATATACGATTTCATATTTATTCACAAGGTAAAATAGAAAATTTTGAAATATATAAAAATAAGGATACAAAATTACATATAAATGAAGATATTTCAAAAACATTTATCGAATTGGTAGCGGCAGATATATTAGTTACATCCGCTAGTAGTTTTAGTTATGTTGCCGCATTATTAAGCGACGGTGAAGTATATTACAAGAAATTTTGGCATAATCCAAGAAAAAATTGGATTGTGTGTTAATATTATCTTTGCTCTATATAAATATTTTTTCCAATATCTAAAAATTTTTTATTAATAAATGTTGGATCAACTGTTCTTGGGTGATTTATTCTTACAAAATTTTGACCTGTCATATAATTAGTTATATTAACTGAATTACATTCATCCGCTCCAATATATTGGTTACCGTCTGGTTCAGCAGTAACAAATACAACTTTTTCACGCAAATAATCACCAGCACCCTTTAAAATATTTAAATCAGACCCTTGTGCATCAATCTTAATGTAATCAATATATTCAAATCTATCCCACGGAAATTCGTCAAAAAACATTTTTAAATTAATAACAGGAACATTAATTATTTCTTTAATAGGTCCAAGATATTTTTCATCATGTTTAAATAAACTGGATGTTCCACAATCTTTGGAATTAACATAAAAAGACATTGCTTCCTCTTCATCAACATTACTCAATGCCTTATTTATTATTACAATTCTACCAGAATCCAAATGTTTTTTATTAAGAGGTTTACCTGCTACTGCGTGTGCTGGATGTCGTAGTTGAATATTACCCGCTTTAATATTTGCCACAGAATCTGGATTGGGTTCAAACCCTACAACAAATAAGTTCGGTTCGTTTTCTAACCATGTTGAAGATTGGTTAGCACCATAAGATAAACCAACGTCTATTTTTACATGAGTACAATTATTTGGTATAGAGTTAAACATTATAATATATCTTAATAATTATTATTTATATGAATATAAATAATAATTATTAAGCCAAACCCATATGATTTGTATTTTTTAATAAATTATAATAATATTCGTCTTTGAAAAAATCAATATTAAGCATTTTACATAAGGACTTCATTATTTCCATAAATAAAAATGTTGTTGGGTGGGTTTTACCTCTTAATAAATTTTTATCTCTAAATTTTATTAGTATTTTTGACACCGATAGAGTCGTATTGTTTTTATTTTCACGTTCTATCATATTTTTTATAGAATTATCAAAATCAGACATATCTATAAAAATAGATGACATTTGTATTATTTTACAGTTTTCTCTCTTTAATTCATATAATGTTTTAGTATTACAAAAAGCTGTTTTTTTTAAACTAATATTTTGATATATTATAATACTACTTTCTTTAATTTTCCGGATTGATTCATTATAATCAAGGATTTTATTTTTACACTTTATAGACCACCCAGTTAGATGGCCTCTAAATTCTTCACCATACATCAACCAATAAATATTATATGTTATTTTTGTCTTTAATAATTCCTGAAAATAATAACATAATGATAATGTTTGACAGTTACCTATAAAAACAATTTTCATATATATGTATTTAAATATATCTTATGAATATGTTTAAATGGAAATTATTATTCACAACCCTAGTCATAGCGGTGATATTTTACATACATTAGAAATTGCAAAAATATTAATAAATAGTAATCCTACTTACAAATTCAAATTAGCACCATCGTCTTGTAAATGTTTATATAATGACTTAATTTGTGAAAATGTAGAAATTATAAAACATAATTGTGTATGGGATACCAAAAAACAAAAAAATATATTAATTAAAACTGATATTATAACAAAATTACATAATGTATTGGTTTATTATGAAGACAAAAAGTTATATATAAATATATGGAGAATGCTCGTCCAGAATAATACTAATTGTATTAATTTATTAGGAAGAACATCCTTTATAAAAAATACAATTCATGAAATGAATTTGAAGTTTAATTTAAATATACAATTCGATTGTGACAATGATAAACAATTAATACCTATATTGCCCGATATTAATATTGATAAAACAGAAAA